GGTTCTAAGATGGACGAAGTTATCTTCGAAGAATTCAAGGGAACAGGTAACATGGAGTTGCAGCTGGATCGCAACCTGAGCAACAAGCGTATCTTCCCGGCCGTAAACATCGTGGCTTCAAGTACTCGTCGCGACGACTTGTTGCTTGATAAGACTACGCTCGACCGTATGTGGATCCTCCGCAAATACTTGTCGGACATGAATCCTATCGAAGCAATGGATTTCGTGAAAGACCGTTTGGAGAAGACAAAAGACAACGAAGAGTTCCTGATGAGTATGAACTCTTAAAAGAATATCGCATTTACATAAAGAAAAGCAGGGAGAAAATCCATGAGTGGATTTTCTCCCTGCTTTTCTTTATGATGCATTCTGTTGGGGAGATAAAAAGTAGGTTGTTGGACAAGCAACTTTCTTGTATGTCTACAGATGAACGAATATAAAGAATAAAGGCTAATACTCTTCATTGTCAGAATATTAGCCTTAAATACTGATGAGCGGCAAGCGGGACTCGAACCCGTGACCCTCAGCTTGGGAATATTCCTCCAATTTATAGTGTATCTGTTTGTAAATTAGTTTATTATAAAATTCCTTTTAACTGTCCGGGATAAGTTTTTGAACATTTTTTCTACTTGAATGCTTTCCCTATCCTGTCACCGGATACCCAGCCATCGCCGAACTGGCAGTTCTTGATGTCTACAATATAGACTCCTTTTATCTCCAGCCCTTTACCTTGTGCTTCTTCCAGATATGTACGTGCATAAGCATCAAAGTTTGCTCCAGAATAAGCGTCTACGGCAAGGATGAGAAAGTTCGCGTCGGTCAGTTCGCCTTTGTAGATTCCTATATCGGCATCCACAAGACACTGAACGTATCTGTCTGCTTTATCCTTCTGTTCCTGGGATGGCTTGTTTCCTCCGCAACTGAAAAAAATCAATGTATAATATAGTAGGAATAATATTTTCTTCATATTAGTAGTTTTACTCAATACTAAACTAAATAATTAATTTATTTACGAATCTTACCATCAAAATAACTATTTAATATGGCTGATTGAGGATATTCTTTGAGTAATAGCTTAACAATGGTTTTTTCACCTAAAGATGTTTGTGGTCCAAGCATAACCTCTATTTTATTTAAAACTTCCGGCTTTATTGGAATGTCAATATATTTTGTCTTAATTGGATAATTTATTCCAAGTGAAGGACCTATCGCAGACATTAGATTTAATAAATTTTGGGTAGAATCCCTTCCGACTTTTGCAAATAGCGGACAAAAAGGCTGAACAATAATTTTGAATCTACTTTCATGCTGGAAATTCCATTCCTCACGCTTAAATAAACCTAAATCATCAGTATTTATGGCAGCGCCAGTGTCTCCAACACGAACCATTAACTGCTTTATTTTTTCTTGTGGATTAGTAGTATAAATTACATCGTATAATTGAGCTTTATTAATGAATGAGGAAACAAAATAATCCCCTCCGATATCTAAAGATATTGGATCTTTGAAGAATGAATTAAACTCATCATTAACTTTATATGTAATGAACATATCTTCATCCAAGCCAATTCTAACTCCTTTATTATTTGTATACATTTTCCATAAAGACAGATTTTCGGTTTTATCCCTTGTCCAGCAAGACACAAATTGGTACTGTGCTAATTTTATATTAGTGTCTCCTGACCCATAGCATGATTCTTCAACATCGTCAACTAAATCCAACCTATTAAAACGTATTTTCTTACTATCCAAAATTAGAGCCAAAGTTTCTATTGATGTATAATGATATATTTTCATCTTATTGTACTTATATAAATTACTATTCCAAAGAATATAAACAGCTTAAAGCTTTTGTTATCTTTCGTTGTTTCTATTATAAATTGAATACTAATTTTTTCTTCAACTCGTTATACAAATCGGGAATCTTCATATCTTCCCAATAATATTTTTTGTAACGGCTTCTACTAAATCCCTCTTTGTTTTCGTAAACCAAAATGCACTCCTTGTCACATAAAACAATCACAGAAGACATCAATAGCTTGGCGTAAGAGAATGCCTGAAGGAAAGCTGCTTCTATTTCCTGATAGTTTTTCATGTGGTATTTTGCTTCAATCAACACCTTTGCTTTTTCTTCTTCTGGCTTATTGTCATAATGAAGTGCATAATCCGGGAATATACGATGTCCTCTCCCTGCATGGATTGGCAACTGTTGGATGTAGTCTTTATGCTCGTACCACCCCATTTCATTCAACAATGGCTCCAGTAGTTTTTTCTCTACATCTTTTTCCTCCTTAATGACTATTCCTTCCGGCAATGACGGTGCGTATATTTGTGGAAGTACAGATGTGTCAAATCCTTTTGCTTCTATCATCCTCATGAGTTCTGCATAATCCTTTCCCGTAACCGGCCATCCATTGACTCCTTGAAAATTTTTTCTGACAAGTGGATGATTTGAGAAATATGTGTCAGCTTTCAATTCCTTTAAAGAAATGTTAGGTATGACTATCCTATCTCCAATGTATGTATTACTATAATAATGAAAAAACGGATCTATGACCCCGTCAGTCTGTGCTATCCATAAACAAGTTATGGCACTTACAGGAGAAGTTTCATAATGAATAAGAATGTCTCCCCTCTTAGTGTCCATGTTTGATTGCCAGAAGCCAGTAGTCCAATGAGTACCATATCCTTCAATCAATCCACCAATGAACCATGCAGCCGACGGTTGGGGCATTTTGCTTTTTTCTTCTATGCCAATAACATTAGGAGCATAATCATACATGAAAGCACTAAGTTCATCAGGCGACAATTCGTTCTCCTTCCTGAATCTGTAGAACACCTTACACAACCCCCAGTAATACATACACCTGGCTTTATAATCAGACTTCTTTGGTATTGGAGGAAGTTCTATTTCAAAGTAGTCTGCAAGCCTTGTAAGCTGATAGAACTCATCTACATAGATATAAGGGAAGAAATATTCCCCAAACAAATAATTCAACTCCATTGACAGGAATGGTATATACTCTAGCATCCGGTCAAAGTCACCAATCTTTAGGACTTGTTCTGATTCTATTGTCAGACCCGTGGATATAATTTCCTCATACAGCTTTCCGGCATCATCCAGAGATTTTAATTCTGTACCTTCATATTCTGATACTTTGTAACACCAGAAACCTTCCAGTATCCCACAAATCATTTCAGAATTGAATCCGTCTTTGATTTTAGGATTGTACTTCTCGAACAGGCGTTCTTCCTCAATCCACTCTTTTCTGTCTGAAAATGCAGATATGGTAGACTTACCGTCAGAAGAGTTCTTGTATAAGTTCCAAAGGTATTGATTGAATTTCATGGTTATAATCTTTTCATACAGCCAAGAACTTGATATATATGTTCTATCATATTTTTAGGAAGTTCCTGAATACCATATTCCGGAGATTTATTTGTAGGAACCAGTGTATAGCATTTCGGATCGGTTGAAGGGCCTAATCTCTTGATAGTTCGCATTCCGTTGGTTGTCACTATTGCATACACTTCACCTAATGGAAGAAAAGACTTATCTTCTATTTTCTTTAACGCAATAATATCTCCATGAGTTATCTCAGGTTCCATTGAATGACCTGTAACATTACACCAGCAAGTAGCTTCATTGTATTTCTTGAAATCTATCAAGTATTCAGGTTTTGCTGTCTGGTCATTTAAGACAATATCAAATCCTCCTATAAAATCCACATTATAATAAGGTACACCTTCAGTAAAACTTATTTGTGGTTCAGAATCTTTCTTTTTTGTGTCCTGAATAAAATCTGATACTTTGAATTTGTCTACAGAAGCAACATCAAAATGCGCACATAGTTTCTTGTATTGTTCAGGTTCTAAATCTCTCATAGATTTCTCCATACCAGAAATATTGGCCTGACCACATTCAAGAATATCAGCAATATTCTTTTGCGTAAGTCCAAATGCTTGTCTGAATCCTTTTAAATCATACATATCAGTAATATTATTGAGTTATATATAAAATAAAGTTAATATCACTGATATTTTCACTGTAATATCAGTGATATATCAATAATATTAGTACATTTGCATCAGAAACGTAACACTGATACGAAACAAAGATAACAAATAACATCAATAATACACACGATTATGAAAAAGAATTTATTACACGAGATTATGAGCCTTGCATGGCAGTTGGTAAAGAGAAACGGTTTCTCTATGAGTGAAGCAATGAAATGCGCTTGGGCAAACATGAAACTGAAAGCTGCAATGAAGCAAAGAATCGTAAAGTTCTACTTCAAAAAGGTAGATGGTTCTGTTCGTGAAGCCTACGGCACGCTGAAAGAAAATCTGATACCAGCCACATCAGGTGAAAGCAGAAAGAAGAATGACACCGTTCAGGTGTACTTCGATACAGAGAGACAAGAATACAGATGCTTCAAGAAAGCTAACCTTTTAAACATCGCATGACTATGAGAGCAACAGAAGCAAGCAAGAAGTTAGATGAACTCTACAGCGAGTTAGAATCTGTTAGAGGCATGTCAGAATCAGAAGTTTGCAGCAAATACAATGCAGATTGCAAGCAAGACATTGAAGACATTATCGAAGAAGAAATAGAGGCGTTGAAGTCTTACGATTGCGATGATTACGGCGAAGATGACGGCATGGACTACATCAACCTTCAGTTATCACAAGGCTTGCCTGTGATACGCTGGTAACTCACCTACCCTGCTGACGGACTGAACGGCAACCGATAGCGAGAATCGGGCAGGGTTCTACTTGATTGGTTCTTTGACATGATGGAAATTTAGGCTTACCGTTAAGCCTGACGTGAAACGGACGACTGAGTAGCGATAACGGCTGTGTGAAAAGAGTATGAGTAAAGGGCTGCACTAAGCAAACGCAGCATACGAATCACACAGATAACAAAAAGACACTTATACGATTGCAGGTGGCCGTAGGTCGGCTGTAAAGACAATCTTCACTGATTAGACACCAGCAAGAACTATATATACCCGTGGCTTACCAGACCTTTGATAAGCAGTAAGGCAACCACCGGAACGCCCACGGGAACGATATTTAATACACACGGTTATGAAAATACTACTTTTTCTCTGTGCATTGTCCGTTCTGGTAATGCACTTCAATCAAGACCTGTCTGCTATGTACTGGATAGGATTTGTCGGGTTTATAATCACTGGTTTTTCAATCGCAAACAGACTGGACAATGAACGAGCTGCAAGAAACAATAAAAAGCATCTGTGATGAATTTGCGGACATCAGTGCCATTCTGGCGGCACGTTCGCGAGAACTGGACAGACGGGAGCTGTTCGATAAGAAGATAGAAACCGAAATCAATAACATTAAAAAGAATAGACATGAAAACAAATGAGGAATTACAGGGTATGACGCATGATGAACTCGTGGCATACACACAGAATCTGCAACGTGAATCAGAGGAATACAAAAAATCAATGATGTATTACATGGAAGAAAATAGAAAGACTGAGAATAAGTTTGACAACTTCAAGAACATGGTCAAATCGTTAGTTGTCTTGCTCGATTAGTTTTTATGGGTTATAGAAAATAGGTAGATGCCGGGCTGTAAAGTTCGGCATTTTCATTGGCAGATAGTTCAGGCGGTAGAACACCATGTAAGGGTTAGCATGGAAGTCACGGGTTCAAGTCCCGTTCTGCCAGCAAACAATCAAATACTTAAACTATGGTTAGAGAAATTACAGTAGACGAAAACTACCAAACAGTACGTCTTTTTGACGAAATGAAGAAAGGGGACATTTACAAGGTTCCCTATGACAGGAAACGGCACAACGGAATCAAGCTGGAAGCATCACGCCGCAATCGTGACCTCCGCTTGATCGGGACACTTAAAAACAAAATGGACGTGAAATACCGGGTATCAGCAACAGAGTATCCGGGTTTCTCGGCAATTATCTGCTTAAAATAAGGAGGTATCTATGGTAAATGAAGATGTATTGAAAATCGTCCTGAATGACAAGACGTTTGGGCGCGACACCGCTGCCGACATCGTTGGTGGTCTGGCTCGTTTGAGAGAGTTGGTAGGAAAAGGACTTATCAGAGCAGAGAAACCTACCAACAAGCAAAACGGCAAGTGGTTCTGCAATGCCTGGGATGTGATTAAACATGCACAATTGAAGTATTGATTAACTAAAAAGATAGCGTTATGAGTTTGATTAAGAAATCCAATGAATTAGTAATTCCTTCCACCGTTAAGATGATGATTTACGGTCAGGCAGGTATGGGTAAGACAACAGTAGCATTGAGCGCACCGAAACCGCTGCTGCTCGACTTTGACAATGGTGTGAAACGTGTAAATATGGCACATCTGGACGGTATAGACATCGTACAGGTAAGTTCATGGCAGGATGTACAACAGGTATTGCAGGAAGACCTTTCGGCCTATCAGACAATAGTTGTGGACACCATCGGAAAGATGATGGATTTCATCATTTCTTACAAATGCGGTACACGCCAGCCGCAAATCAAGGATTGGGGAGGTATCAACGCTGAGTTCTCATGGATGACACGAACCCTTTCATCACTGAACAAGAACGTAGTGTTTGTGGCCCACCGTGACACCCGGAAAGAAGGTGACGACACCGTGTTCATACCTGCTTTAAGAGAAAAATCGTACAACTCTATTGTTACGGAACTTGACTTGCTGGGGTATCTGGAAATGCGCAATGAGAACGGTGTGCAGAAGCGTACAATCACATTTGACCCCACATCAAGAAATGACGGGAAAAACACCTGCAATTTACCGGGACTGATGCAGGTGCCTACAATTCTTGACAAGAATGGAAATCCCACTGCCAAGAACGACTTTATCACTGCAAAGGTAATCATGCCCTACCTGAGCATGTTGCAGGTAAAGAAAGAAGAAGCTGCAAAGTATGATAAGGTCATAGCTGAAATCAAAGAGAACATCGAACTTATTACTGATGCCAGTTCTGCAAATGAGTTTGCGTCAAGAATTAATGAGTTTGAGCATGTAGGCAGTTCCTTGAATATGGCCAGAAATCTGTTTTCAGCAAAAGTAAAAGCTCTCGGGCTGGTATTCGATAAAGAGACAAAGACTTATGCAGACAAAGCAGCCTAAATTCAAGTTCTATGCTACACTTTTGGATGCCTTTACAAGCTATCTGAAAAGTGATGCCATCTGGGAAAGGTATTGGGGATTCAGTGAGAATCCCCCACATACCCCCGAAGAGTTCAGACAGCAGCAGTTTCAGAGCCTGATTGACACTATAAACCGTGTCCCGTTCGATAGTGAAGCAGCCGACAAGGGAACGGCTTTCAATGAGGTAGTCGACTGTATGATTGAAAATCGGAAATCAGACAAGGTACAGGTGGAAAGACTATTGTCAGACATGCAGGATGGCAGACAGACATTGATCGGACTGAGAGCCACCTATAAATGCCATCAGTTCGATTTCCCTATCTCAATCTGCCGTGAGTTTGCAGACTATTACAAAGGGGCCTTGACCCAGCAACGGGTTGAAGCTGTTTTGCCTACATGTTTCGGAAGTGTTCTTCTATATGGTTATATTGATGAACTGATGCCGATGTCAGTACATGACATCAAGACTACCGGAAGTTATTATGTAGGTAAGTTCAAAGACCACTGGCAGCACATGGTTTATCCATACTGTCTGATGCAGAACGGAAGTGATGTAAGGTCATTTGAGTATAATGTTACGGACTTCAAATCAACCTATACTGAAAGCTACACTTTCGTACCGGCACGGGATATACCTATCCTTATAAATCATTGTGAGGACTTTATCCGGTTCTTGAATGACAACAGAGATTTGATAACCGATAAGAAAATTTTTGCAGAAGATGAGTAATCAAGTAACCGGGCGGCTTGTCTATATTGGCCAGCCCCAAGAAATCCCATCCAAAAGCGGTGGCAACCCGTTTGTGAAACGAGAATTTATTCTTGATGCCACAACCTACGACCCCTATACAGGTGAACGGAGCCAGTACGAGAACGTCCTGCCACTTGAAGTAAGTGGTGACAAATGTGCCGAACTTGACCAGTTCAGAACCGGTGACGTAATAACGGTTTCCTTTTCCCTTCAAGGTCGGGAATGGACAAATCAGGACGGACAACTAAAACGTATGGTGTCTATCCGTTGCTATAAACTGGAAGGCCGTCAGCCAATGCACCAGCCAGCATCCGTGCCAGCACAGCAACCGGCACCGTCACAAACGCCAACCATGGCACAGGCGTTTCCACCTGATGTAGATGCGAACGGAAATCCCAAAGACGACTTACCGTTCTAGCCTATGAGTATATTCAATCTGAAGAATGAATACGATATACCCAAGTTCAAAGCTTATGTAAACAAACTGTTCCAGGAGCATGCAGTTGTGGAAGTGAGAAAGAAGCTCCCTAACCGCACGCTATCCCAGAACAGCTATTTGCATCTGCTTTTAGGGTATTTCGGTAGTGAGTACGGTTGCAGCCTTGACGAAGCAAAGATAGACTTCTATAAAAGGACTTGCAACCGTGATTTGTTTGAGAGAAAGACGATTAATAAAAAAGGCAAAGAAGTAACCTATTTGAGAAGTTCTGCAGAACTCACAACAGGTGAAATGACTTTGAGTATTGACCGTTTCCGAAACTGGAGTGCATCTGTAGCTGGTATCTATTTGCCAGCGGCAAACGAACAACAAGCACTTATATACGCACAACAAGAAATCGAACGTAATAAAGAGTTTATTTGACTATGGACAAATTTTTAGGACAAGACATCCCTGAACAGGAACGATGGCAGTTCCTTCAGGACAACGCCGATGCGGTAGAGAAAATCGGATATACTCACCGATTCACCCCCGAAGAACTGGCTCAGAAGAAAGAGACTTTGGCCGAGGTATCAATCACCATCAACGATGTTGAATTGGAGAAGAAAGAAGCTATGGAAAGCTTCAAAGAACGATTGAAGCCTTTGAATGAAGAAAAGCAGGAACTTCTGGACCATATCAAAAGAGGTTCAGAGTTCGTGGAAAATGAAGAATGCGCCAAAATTCTTTATCACGAGGAAAAGATGGCCGGATTCTACAACAAGTTAGGTGAACTGGTTTACAGCCGACCGATCATGCCACAAGAAATGCAGAAGATAGTATTTAGTATTAACCGTAAAACAGGAACAGACAATTAATTATGAGTGAAAACAAAATCAACTTGGTTGTGCCGAAAGAATATAACGGTAAACCTATTGAAGTAGTATTAAGAGAAGGTAAGGCAGCAGAAGCACTTGACCCGAAAGAACCTGAAAGAGTAGTTATCAATGGAACGATAGATGCACCTTTCAAATGGCTGGAGAAGCGTATCGAATTGATTAATCAGAAATCGACCCACATCATCGTAAACCGTGATAATATGGGGTTAGCATTAACTATAGATGAAACCAACTATTATCAGACTAAAATCGGTGGAATCATTCAGCCTTCAAAGGAAATGAAGGAGTTCGGTATCAATACCGACAAGAAATGGGAACCTATCAAATTGTCCCAGTTCTTCAAGATGCACCGTGCCTTCTTCAAGGATAAGTCTGAGAACATGATGCTGGTTTCCACTTTGAAGAACTTCAAGGCGAAAGTGAATCAGGATATAGAACGTAGCAAAGAGGAAAACGGGAACAAGACGGATAACTATTCTCAAGTGGTTGATTCCAATCTGCCAAAATCGTTCAAACTGAATATCCCTCTTTTCAAAGGTTTTGCCTGTGAAGAAATCGAAGTTGAAATCTACGCCGATGTGGATGGACGGGAAGTTTCTCTTTCTTTGGTTTCTGCCGGTGCGAATGAGGCCATTGAAGAATACAAGAATAAGGTGATTGACGAACAGATTGAAGCAATCAAAGGCGTTGCACCTGACATCGTGATCATCGAAGTATAACTGACAGCCCGGAAAGACGGGCATACGGGCGCAAGCACAGGACGTGCTTTAGAGTGGAGTAATTGCGCAATATCTCCATGAACTTGCTTCATTGAATTAGCTAATATATGTGGCAAGTAAAACCGTGATGGTTGGGTGGGTTCGATTCCCACTGCGTCCACAAATAATCTCAAAAATAAAGAATATGGAAACAAAAAAAGTAACTCAAGTCGTTTACATCGCTAATGATGGAAAAGAGTTTCTTACAGAAGAAGAATGCAAGAAGCATGAAGCGTTTGTGAAAGAGGTTTTGTGTAATATTTCCTATTTCTGTATCCGTTGCAGACCTGATTTAACTGAAACTGGATACTATATGCATAGAATATATGCAGCAGTCCTTTCTAAAAATGGATTGTTCAGTAAGGAAATCGCATTTCAATGGGCTTTGAAGAAGTTTGGTACTTACTTAGGGGAAAGCGTAATGGGATATGGTTTCCAACCCAATTTTAATGTAAGTGAAGTTTCTAAAGAAGAATATGAAGAATGTCCTGCTACTGTATGGGGAGGCACTCCATTAAAAAGTGAAAAGATATTTTTAAGTCCTCAACAAGTAGATGGATTTCCAAAGAATATTGATTACATAAAAGAATGGGGATTCAAATAATGCCGTATTACATCAAGAAACCAAAAAAGAAGAAAGAAAAGCCTTTGCCGTTATTTGATAAGGCAGGTATCAAGATTAAGAAGAAGCCGGATTTAGTGGCCAAACTCGACAAAGTTTTCAGCCGCTATATCCGGCTTCGCGATTGTATGCCGAACGGGTATTTCCGCTGTATCTCATGCGGCCAGATAAAGCCATACGAACAGGCAGATTGCGGACACTTCCATTCGCGCCGCCGCATGGCTACACGCTTTGACGAGGACAACGCCCACGCAGAATGCCGGGCGTGCAACCGATTCAGTGCCGACCATCTGATACGCTACGAAGCGAACCTGAAAGCTAAAATCGGCCAGCTACGATTCGACAAGCTGGCATGGAGAGCAAGCCAGGCGAAGAAATGGACTGATTTTGAATTAATAGAACTCACCAAGTATTACAAGGCTTTGGGAGACAAACTGAGTAAGGAGAAAGGATTATGAGTTATGTTTTACGGGATTATCAGCAGAAAGCTAGTAATGCAGCGGTCAGCTTCTTTGCTAACAGAGCCAAGAAGAACAATGCCATCATGGTACTGCCTACCGGAGCCGGTAAGAGTCTTGTCATAGCCGACATCGCCAGCCGTCTTGAAGGGCACACGCTGGTATTCCAACCAAGTAAAGAAATACTCGAACAGAACTATCAGAAGCTCTGTTCGTATGGTATTCTGGACTGTTCCATCTATTCTGCCTCATTCGGACGAAAGGAGATTTCAAGAATAACTTTCGCCACTATCGGAAGCGTAGTCAACCATCCGGAACTCTTCCAGCATTTTCAGAATATCATCATCGATGAGTGCCATCTGGTTAACCCTAAAGACGGAATGTACAAGAGATTTCTTTCGATGCTGAAATGTAAAGTCCTTGGATTGACGGCTACGCCTTACCGTCTTTCATCAAGCAGGGATTTTGGCAGCATGTTGAAGTTCATCACACGCACACGCCCGTGCGTGTTCTCTGAGGTAATCTATCAGGTTCAAATCTCTACTTTATTGGATATGGGGTATCTTTCGAAGCTGAACTATTATCCAATGAATCCTTTGGGATGGAACGAACTTAACCTGAAGGTGAACACTACCGGAGCCGACTACACGGACAAGTCTGTAGTAAAAGAGTATGAGCGTATCGACTTCTACGGGTTTCTGGTGAGTATCGTGCAAAGGCTTATGAATCCCAAGAGCGGTGTAAAACGAAAAGGTATATTGGTTTTCACCCGTTTTTTGAAGGAAGCTGAACGCCTTACCTGGTCCATTCCCGGAACAGCCATCGTTTCAGGAGAAACACCGAAGAAGGAACGCGAACATATCCTTGAAGCGTTCAAGGCTGGAGAGATACCCGTTGTGGCCAACGTAGGTGTACTTACTACCGGATTTGACTATCCTGAACTGGATACGATTGTCATGGCCCGTCCGACAATGTCACTGGCTCTTTGGTATCAGATAGTCGGTCGTGCCATCCGCCCGCATCCAAACAAGGAGGCTGGCTGGATCGTTGACCTTTGCGGGAATCTGAAACGATTTGGCGAAGTCAAGGATTTACGCCTGGTGGATAGCGGAAACGGCAAATGGGCCGTGTACTCCAATAGCAGACAGTTGACTAACGTAAGATTCTAAGATTATGGAAGGATATATAAAACTAAGCCGCAAGTTCTTCTCGAATGATATGTGGAATGAAGCCCGGACTTTTAGCAGTTGCGAAGCGTGGCTTGACTTGATTCAATCAGCACGATTTGAGGCAACGCCCCGTATGGAGAGTATCGGAGGTCGAGAAGTCTCTTATACAAGAGGACAATATCCTGCATCCATAAGATTCTTATCAAAGCGTTGGAAATGGTCTGAGAGGAAAGTACGGACGTTTCTTGCCTTTCTGAGAAGAGAGAACATGATAACTCTTTCCAAAGAACAAGGAATGAATGTAATAACCTTGGTAAAGTACAATGAGTATAATGGCTCAGAGTCTGACACAGTAAGTGACACAAGCAATGACACAATGAGTGACACAAGTATCATTCAGGAAATCAATAATTTACGTTTTCAAGTGACACAGCTAATGACACAAGTGGCGACACAGCAGGTGACACACCCTGCCAAAGAGCTAGAAAAGCGACACACGGGTGACACAAAGCAAATAAAGGAGAAGAATATTATTAAAGAAACTACTACTAACGTAGTAGCAAAGAAAGACGCGGCTAAAGCCGCTACTCTCTCTAGGAAAGAATCCTTCTACCAGTCGTTAGTCCCTTATGTCGGCCAGTACCCGAAAGAAATGATTCGGGCTTTCTTCGATTACTGGAGCGAGCTTAACAAGTCAGAAACCAAGATGCGCTATGAACTGGAAAAGACCTGGGAGCTTCCAAGACGGCTGGCGACCTGGGCCAGTCGTGAGAAAGTGCCTTCAAAAACAGATGTAGGCATAGTTCTGAAGGATAATTCACCGGAAAAATACAAGAAAGGCTGGTAAACATGGAACAGATAAATTTTCAACAGACAATCGAACGGCTCAAAGATACGGGCTTCTCCCCTATTCCTAACGTCGTACAGGTAACAGTTCCGGATGCCAAAAGAGTTCTCTGGGCCGGTATCAGGTACTTCACTGGAGAAAATGCCAGATGGCTTCCTGAGTACGAAGAAGTGGCAGGCTGGCTGGCCGGAAATGAAGGTCGCGGACTTCTGTGTTTCGGCAACTGCGGACGCGGAAAGACCCTTATCTGCGGAAAGATTCTTCCTTTGCTTCTTAACCATTACTGCCGCAAGGTGGTAAGCTGCTACGATGCACAGCAGATGAACGCTGATTTGGACGCTGTGAAGCAAAAACACATCATCTACGTTGACGATATAGGGACAGAGAATCTTAGCGTCAAATACGGCGAAAAAAGGCTTGCATTCGCTGAGCTGGCAGACGAAGCCGAGAAGAAAGGAAAGCTTCTCATCCTGACCACCAACCTCACGATAGACGAGCTGAGAGAGAAATATGGGGAAAGAACCATTGACCGGCTTAGGGCGATAACGAAAACCATCCTCTTCAGCGGTGAAAGCCTGAGAAAATGATATGAAAATCACAATCAACTGGGTAACTCGTGACTGGAACCTGATCAGGAGGTTACGCGAGAAATACCGTCTTCCACAATACATGAACGTGAACGGACTCACAGAGGCAGAGGTTGACGAAGAGACATTAAGCAATCTCCGCAAGGGTGAGCCAAAGTATTTAATCATCAGAAAAGTAGAGAAATGACAAGACAAGAATCAGAAAGAAAGCTCAATGAGCTGAGAAAGAAGTATATCGCCTTGATTTCATCCATGAACTTTGCCAAAGCACAGAAAGTCAAGAACAAGATTGACTCCCTTGAAAGAGAGCTGGAACCGCATTCTTTGGGAGAGCTTCTTCAGGACTATACCCCGGAGTTCAAGGTAGAAATGCTTCGCAAGATGCACAAGCTGTTCATCTACTCCGATTTGCTTGAGGGTGCGGCACTGGAGTTCCAGTCTGAACTTGAATCAAACGGAATAGATGCTCAGGTAGTTTTTCAGGTAAAGCGCGTACTAAAAGAACTGAGAAGCATAGTACGAATACCGGATGAAGAGAAAAACGCTTCATTGTCTGACAACTTTGCCGGGATGTGTGATGAAGCCGGACTTGTAGTGAGTAACATAATCAACAAATATCTTGCAAAATGATAACGGAAAATGACCCAATGCTTCCACGTAAAGTAGATTTGGATAGAAACCCTACTGGGACAGAATTGAAAATTGCCCAGCATCGAGAACTGGAGAAACATGGAAAGTATGTAGCTATTCCAGGCGACAAGACACGGACGAGAATTTTCGTCCGCAACGGTGAGGATGCGGAAAAGAAGATAGCCGCATACCTGGAGAGAATCAACAACCGGCCTCAAAAATGGAACTGATATGGGAAAACTGAAAGTCTATTATGGATGGTCCAGAATAGGTAATGTTCGAAAAAAACGTGCCTTATCCGTAATGTTCGAGAATGATGCACAGGGTTGCAGAAGTGACCGTGGGCAAAGATGTCTGAGAACGATTCAAGACACCGTGATTGAAAGGTACCAGACGGATGAAGAGATGGCTGATGGGAAACGTCAGAACCGGATATTTACTGAGTATAGCCTGTTCATCGACGAGAAACCTATCAATGGCAGCCTTGAAAGATGCTTGCTGATTAACAGAGAAGCTGACAAGAACAATGTTTCTAAGGACATGAGTGAAAGAATCTCAGAGGCGCTTAGAAATGCTTTCCTTTTTTCAAATCCTGAGTATAAAGAACCTTACTCACAACTTGAATTGAAATTTGAATGATATGGGAAAGCAGGAAAGTATGGATGACTGGTTCCAGATGGCTAAGGATTTGGCCAAAGCTGAAAGGGAACTGAAAATCGAGAATTGGGTGCAAATCAGCATCTGCTACGGTCACGGCCATCAATCTGTCACCCTATACACCTACGACCTTCCTCGTGAAGTGTACGAAAGAAGGATGTGGGTAATCAGATGGAGGGTGGCCAGACTGCAATGCCAGTATCCGAGGAATGATGTGTACACTTCTTTTTACTACTACGACAAGCGTTCAGGAGAGTCGCTTGAAGTGAGTTCTTGCCTATCTAAACTGATTTCGGCCAAAGCCCAGATAACGAAAGCAGAACGCAAGATGAATGAGTACATCGAGCACAACTGTCAGAACAACATGTTCTTTGATGAGAGTACGGACGAGGAGTTGGTTAAGTTCCGGGAAAAATTGGAACGTAAAAAGTCGATTGTCGCCGAATGCGAGAAAAGATTGGAAAAACTTGTAAAAGGAAGGATAGGTTATTTATGGAAATAAAATTATATTTGAATGTTAGTTTGATTAATTAAAAAGTTATATTTGAAGGGAAAAATAAATTGAATTATGATTGAAGACACTAAAAATGCAATACTTCGTATTGTCAAGCGTGCTGATAAGTGCGATAAAGATATATTAGTTGAGACATTTGTTAATTTAGGTTCATTAATACCTTTGTTAAGTGGTTGTGACAACCATATATTATATGGAAGGCGTGGAACTGGTAAAACACATATTTTATCTTATTTGTGTTCATTATTAATAGATAAAGGAGATTTTCCTATCTATATTGATTTAAGAGTATTGGGTTCCACTGGTAGCATTTATTCAAATACTAATTTGCCAATTGAACAGCGCGTTACGAGATTGATAATTGATGTTTTCAAAGAAATTTATGATCAAATACTTGATTATATAACAGGAGATGATACCCTAAAAGAGAACTATTTATCAAACGTGACTCCCATATTATGTTCATTAATGGAAGAACTTAATCATATTCATATTCTAGGAGATACAACAAAAGAAAAAATAAAAGAAAATACGTCTAATAGTTCCGTAGGAATGAATTTAGATGTAGGAAACGATTTAGGGTTTGGTTTTAAATATGGAGAAACTGATAATTCAAAAGAATCAGTGCATACAGTTCAACATGGAATAGTGATTAATTATTTACATTTCCCGACAATAATTCATATATTTAAAGAATTGTTATCTTGCTTGAAACCTAGGAAAATATGGATTATATTAGATGAATTTTCAGAGATACCTTTTGATTTACAACCCTATTTATCAGATATGTTAAGGAGAACAATTGCTCCATTAAGAAATATGGTTGTAAAAATAGGAGCTATCGAACACCGAACCAATTTAAAAAAACAAATAGATAATAAACAATATATTGGATTAGAAATAGGTGCTGACATTTATAGTTGTAACTTAGATGATTATATGGTTTTCAATAATAATGAAGCTCATGCACTATTTTTCTTTAGAGAACTGCTTTTTAAACACATTAATAGTCTTTTGCAGGAAGAAAATAAGTATGCTAATTCGAATGAATTAATATCTGATTTATTTACTCAAGAAACAAGTTTTCAAGAACTCGTTCGAGCTTCTGAAGGAGTGCCAAGAGATACTTTTAATATATTGGCTATTGCAGTATCTGAAAATTATCATTCAAAAATATCCGTCCCTAATGTTAGAGTTGCAGCAAAGAAATGGTATAGCCAAGATAAGGAATCAGCTGTCAGGTCACATGATAATGCACGTATATTATTAAATTGGATTGTAGATACAGTAATAGGTCAACGACATGCAAGAGCATTTCTTTTACAAAGTGATGAACATTATGAATTAATTGATTATTTATATGATGCACGAATTCTACATATTATTAAACAAAGCGTTTCAAGTAGAGATACTCCTGGAATTAGATACAATGTTTATTCTATAGATTATGGATGTTATGTAGATTTGATTAATACTAGTCGTAATCCTAAAGGATTATTTGAGGATGAAGATAATAATGGACAACCTGTTTACTATGATGTTCCAAAGAATGATTATAGGTCTATTAGGCGTGCTATTTTGAGAATTGATGAATTCAAACAACAGTATCATATTTCTTAGATTATATTAAAGAATCCACTGACAACCCTTGTCAGTGCTTTGTGAATACCCGGTAACTGCTTTGTGGCGGTTATCGGGTATTTTTATTTGAATATGGATACCAATAATGCTGCGATGGCAATAAAAGTATTGACTATAAGAAGCCATTTTTCAAGGTTGGATCCTTTACGTTGCTCTTCACGATATTCTTGTTGAGCAAGTATTTCCTTCTGATGCAACTCACGATATTTCTGTTGAGCGAGGATTTCTGACTTCTGAATTTGAAGAAAGTTGTATTGCTCTTCCATGAGAGTACGTCTTTTCTTCTCATCCAGATCTTTCATGTAATCAGAATTTCCTGAGAATCCCGAACCTATTTCAAAACCAAAATCATTCTTATAAGAATCAAATTCATTCATATAGATATAATCAAATTTATTTCGGGCATACAATATGTGTGCCAGAGAAATGATGTCAAAATGTCATAAATATAGAAAATTATGAACTTAAACAAATTGAGAGATAAGGCCTACCAGTGCGCAGTAGCTCACGGTTGGCACGAAGAAAACCTGAGTGACGAACATTTCCTCTGTCTGGTCATATCCGAACTGATGGAAGCGGTGGAAGCGGACCGAAAAGGAAAACATGCTGATACCAAAAAGTTCAATCAGGAATTGGATTACTATATACATGAGATGAAGTTGTATGGAGAAAACTATGATGAAGCCTATCGTGATACGTTTGAATATTATCTTAAAGACAGCGTGGAGGATGAACTTGCTGATGCCTGTATTCGTCTGCTGGATTTGGCCGGATTGAGGAACGTGGATTTGGGTGAGGTCAATTCTGATGAATTAAAATGTTCAGAGGGCTTCTTCGATTGGACTTTCACGGAATCTGTTTTCTCGTTGGTATGTAACATAACAGATTCAGATTACATTGAAAACCATTCATTCGACAGTTTTCTTCGAATGGCTTTAATTGAAATATTGGTTTTCTGTGTACAAAAAGACATCGACATCTTCTGGTACATCAAGCAGAAGATGAAATACAATGAATTTCGTCCGTACAAGCACGGAGATAAAAGCTACTGACCATGAGACACGCATTCTACGCATTAATCATCATACAAGCCCTGTACGAGTTTGTGAAGCTGTTCAGATGTAAATCCCTGTACCGACATGTGAAAGTCTTTCAAAAGCTGGATAAGACATCAAAAAGATGGTATCTGATGGCGCATCCGTGGCTCCATGTTGCATTGTTCATGGATACCCTCGGGCTTTTGCTTTTGGGTATAGGATTGTTTTCAAGCCAGTGGGTATGTTTCCTCATTGTCTTGGCCATGAGTTTCAGCCGGATTCAAAAATTGGGAGCATGGGCGATATTCCTGGACAGTCTGGTTACGGTCATCATCTACACTTTCGCCATCCTGAACGCATACCACTTGGCATAAAATAAAATAGGGAGCCAGCCCACACGATTAGAAGCCAACTCCCCCACACGATTATGATGCAAATATAAGAATTTCCAACTAAATAAATCGTGCTATGACAAAAGAATTTTCATCAATCGTGGAGTTGAAATCAATACGTGAACAGAAATCAAGATTATCTGAACGTGAACAGGAGTTATCCTCCCCTATCCTGACTGATTTTACTCTCATCCCAAAGATTTATGAGTGGTTCAGAGAGATACTTTCCGGGGCAGATTGTCCGCCCAATTCGGAAAGTGTTACCCAGCGAAAGAAGTTCCTCTTCATCGTGTTGTTCCTCTTCGCCCCCAGTGTGCTTGCCGGCGGGCGACTGCCGAACGGCATCCGGGCAGAGATTTCCGGTGTGTTCCCGGATGTTTCCCCGTGTGTAATATCAAACAATATCGCTGATGTTTCCTTTATCTACCAGCAGTATAAGGATTTCCGGCAGGATATAGAGTATCTTTACAATCAGATTGTAGAAAGATTGAAGGTCAAAGGACTAATCAAGTAACCCCGTTCCGAAAGGCTCGGGGTATTTTTATGAAACATTTTGCAAATTGTTTGTTCTTGGTTTAAGCAATCTTAGGCTAAAAATCACCATGTTGGTAACTTTGTCTCAAAGAGATAATAGCAGCTATCCTCACGGCTGAAAAGTATAAACCCTGCCATCGGTAAGAAGTGAGGAGCTTGCCTTTGGTGGGGTAATTTTTTAATCTAAGATTCACTGAGACATGAAAACAAATCAAGAAATGGTAAGGCAAATGGGGAATTTAGAAGTTATTCAACGCACCGTTGACGGCTATTTCAATGCTACCAGGCTTGTAAAGTTATGGAACGAACGAAACTCCTCAAACAAAGAATTGAAGAAATACTTTGAAAATGAATCAACCAAGGAATTAATCGCTACCATCGTTGAAAAAGAAAATCTAAATGGGCAAAATTCTCCCTATTTAAGTTCACGGGGTAAATGCGGTGGAACCTGGGTTCATCCTGTATTGTTCATTGATTTGGCTATGTGGCTAAATGCGTCATTCAAATATGATGTAATCAAATTCGTTTCTGACCAAATGATTCGTTACCGGAATGATGCTGGGGACGCTTATAGGGAACTCTCTTCTGCCATCATGAAAATCGTTCCCAAAGACTTTATGCCTAAAGCCATGCAGAAAGTCGGTGAAGCCTTGAACTGGGTTATCTTCAACAGTCATGAAAAGATGCTACGTAATAAGCATGGTGAGGAACAAAAACAACGTGAATTGTGGCAGCTCGAAAAGAAGGTTGCTGATTTGGTCAATGAAGGTTTCTTGACCGACTATGAAAGCCTTATCGAGTATCTGAGACTTCAATACCAGAAAAGGAACTATCCAAAGGTTTTTGCTAATGCTGGATAAAATATTACAAAAGTAGAAAAGCCGGGTACATGGCGTTCCGGCTTTTCGTCAATAATAACAGAATGGTAATCATCAAACTGTAACACTCAAAATAGCTATGCTATAATAGCTTATTTGGTTCCATCCCTATAAAATCAGTTAGTACAGAATGCCAATGTGATACATTAGCTCTGCTAGGATGGTAAATTCTTATGCATTTTATCTCATTCTCATTGTCAATAAGATACTTGCCATTATAATAATCTGTACCATCCTCCCAATTTGTGTTAGGCAAATGATTATAAGCTCTATTCCCCCATACAATCAGTAAATTGGGCTTCAGTTCTTTAATTACATTATAGAAAAGAGGTGTGGAAAGAGCATAATCATCATTAGAATATAACACATTTGATGCCTCCTCTATGTATGCAGTTTGAAGAAAATTATAGAAAGAAATACTATTCCATAATTTTAAACTTTCTTCCATTGTTACATTTTCTTTGCCATAGAAAATTTTATCAAATGGATAATATGTTTTAGTCATCCATTTCTTCTTTTCACCAATACCTTTTCTAAAATCAATGTAGGACTTTACCACTCTTTGTGTAAAATTGCTACATTTTCCCATTTCCTCAAAAGAGCAATTTCCATAGACACCACATCTATCACATCCACCACAATAATGGCTGTCACCAATAACAAGAATCTTATAGTTCTTTTGTTGGTACTCACTTCCGATCCAAGGCTTGAAAAAAGTATCCATACAGTAATAGTTTTAGTAATTTTACAAAGGTTTATAATGGTAATTCTTAATTATGATATGAAAGCCGGAGCGTTATGCTTCCGGCTTTTCATTAGGTATATCGACAAAATCAAACTTCAAATAAAAATCCTGCATATACAATCTCTTTAACAGAGATAAATATTCTGTGATATTAGTGTAAAGTTCTTTCTCCTTTTCTTTTATACCGTTTCTGTATGTGTCTTGTGTTTTTTTTAAATCATTCATAGATACTATGGCTAATTTAGCCGCAATTTCATTTCGCGTGTCTTTATTAGCTAATTCGAAATATATTTTCCAATCAGTGAGATATTTTAATGCATCAGATGCTGTATAAATCATAAAAGTCGAATAAGTCCCTGCGCTACAATTAATATTGTCTAGAACCTGTATGATATTATTATGATTTCCAATTGTTGCTTTTATTAATCTAATATCGTGAGTTAATTTAAGTAATGTTGAATTTATTTCATTTGTAATAGCAGATAATTTTTCTGCAGAATTTTTATCAAAAAGATAGCATAATAATTGATTACTATGCATTTGAAGTAATTCTACCAAATATAAAACATTGACAAATCTACTGGTTCTTTGTTCAATAAAAGTATGTTTTCTCTGATTTTCAAATGAGACTTCATTCTTTACTTTTTCTATTTGTTCGGTTATTTGTTCTATGTCTTCCTTTGTCGCAAGATTCTTACCTTTTTCTTCATTATAAGCTTTATTTCTAGATATATTGTAAAGCCAAATAAAGTTTCCTACTGCCAAAATAACAGTAGTAACATTGACTAATGTATCTGCTTCCATAATCTTATATCTCTATGTGTGTGGTAAAAAATGTTATAAATCATTTTCTACATTCCAGAAAATATTGTTTTCACAACATTTTACTGCTTTAATTCTAAATCATCTATAAGGAATCTATTGTATTCAGGTAAAGGTTTATCTGAACAATAAGGGCGACATTCTGCATATCCTGTTGATTTTGATATTTTAGAATCAACATCATATACTTTCTCTATCTTAGATATGTAATACTCTTCACCGTTGTTTTTGTTAATTACAATGTCATTCTCTTTTAAATTGCACATAATGACCTCCTTTTTATTGATATTCTTTAGGTTTCCATCTCCGAACCATAATAAAAGGGGATGGAGTATTTATTCTTTCGTATGACCATTTTCGTCAAACTCAAATGGAAGTTCCATTTGACCAATCTGACGCATCTTCATTTTTTTGAAGTTATCACAAAATTGCTTCATATTGTCTGAAACCTGAAACAATGTTATTACTTTATTGATCTGTTTCTCTAGATTTGGTTCTCCAATATCAAGTGTAAGAAGTTGGTGATAACGGTTTGTTCTGTTTCCTGATTCACTTTTAGGCGTTTTCTTTTTTAATTCCTCTAAAACTCCATTAGGTAGTTCTTCATAGATAAAAGTATTAGTCCATTTTCCTATAATTCCAGGACGTTTTTTAATACCTTTTACTGTATAATCCCAGCCATTAAGACGAAATAGTTCTTTATAAAAAATATCAGGAAATCTTTTTTGCCAAGGTAGTAATTCTTCTGAAATATACGCTTTCAGAATTTTTTGTAATTCGTCTTTCTCTCGTTCGTACTGGTAACCAGTAGCTTCATCAACAAGAGCAATAATACCTACTTTTGCTACAGAGCGAATTATAATATCAGCACTTTTGACAATTTTTTCATCGTTAAAAATGCCGGCACGATTTGCATCTATGATAGCAGAGCATATATCAACCAATAAAGTTACCTCATATCCGTTTGCTACTGATAGTGAGCCTCCTGCATTGTTCCGTTTAAATTTTATAGGATTTGCTAACCTTTCTGATATGCTATTTTCACCGGCACATAGATAATCAGTAAGCCCATCAATTTTACAGAAACTATTCATCCACTGGCCACTCTTGCTTTCATATCCAATAGCTTTTTGGATACCCCTTCCAGAAAATACTCTTGTTCCATTATTTAATACATAGCATGGAATTTCTAAATCACCTAAATGTAATGGTGTTTTATCAGAACCATATTGTGCTATTAAAGTTTCTTGTTCTTCCATAATTTCTTATTTTAAAATTAGACGTTTAATTCCAGCAACTTTCTTAAATCTTCAAACGAGTGAACCTCATAGAGAGTTCCCTTAACTTTTACATAACCGTTTACCTCTGAATCAGGTGTATTTCTCACAAACAGCTCTGCAATATTAACCTCCAAAGCATTCGCGATACGTTCTAAAGTTTCTAATGTTGGATTCCCGTTGATATTTCTTGTTAGGGTATCTCTTGTCACTCCTAACATTTCAGCAAATTGTTGCATTGTCATGCCTTTTTGCTTGATAAGGTCTTTTACTTTTAAATCCATAAATAATAATATTATAATCGTGTATACAAATGTAGTTTTTTTTCATATAACACGATATTATGGTATCGTTAAATAGTATTAAAACGGCAATTAAACATCGTTTTTGATTTGCAGATACGATATTGAGATGTATCTTTGCAATGTGATAAACGACATGATAATATCGAATTAATTAAACATATACGATTATGAAGACAACAAACAATGTTTACATCAAAGAGATTAAGGCTCAAATCAGAGTTATCAATGAAGCTCTCAAAAGAATACAAGAAGCTGAAAAGGTTCAGGATTCAGCGGTAAATAATAGAGAATACAACAAGGCAAAGGATGAAGCTATTGACGCAAGCTCAGACGTAATGATAGCTTTAGAAGAGGCTGTAAGACTTGCATCAGCGATGGGGTGCGCAAGTGGGCTGTATGATATTCACAAGTATCACAAAGTTGTAGAACTTGATTTTAGAGATTTATACAAATAAGTTTAACCAGCAGCCCTTCGGGGCTGCACAATATTGAAGATTATGAAAATAGAAGATGTAATAATAGGCGTTAGATATAGAATTTCAGGTGATTTGAAAAACGGTAGCTACATAACACATGATGATGTAGTACGAAAAATAAAACGCATCACTGACACCTACGTAATCTGTGAATGTGGTCGCCAGTTTATAATTAATGAAAATCTAAAGATTGAGAAGTTCTAAGTTTAACCAGCAGGGCGAAAGCCCTGCACAATTTACACGATTATGACAACATACGAGAAATCAAATAGCATTACAGAAGTGAAATTAAGCCGATTTTCAAAGAAAGAATACCAAGCCTTATTAGGTACTTCTGAATCCATAAAAGACCGACAGAAGGCAGCGCAAACGTTTTGTGACTACCTTTGTGCAAAGTTCAATATGCCAAAATCTACCGTTAAGGTAGTGAATCGAAGCCAACCGCATAGAACCGGATATTCTGGAAGGCTGCAAAGCAAGACGTTAGGTACATATACAGTCCAAACACAGGTTATCACTCTGTATAATCTGACTGCAATCAAGAAACAAGTTGTATCTATCAAGGTGATGGCAGCTACACTTCTTCACGAGTTTATCCATCATTACGACATGACGTTTCTGAAAGTGAGTGATTCACCTCATACGACAGGTTTCTATAGGAGAATATCAGATTTAGAGAATAAACTAAACCGGTAGCCTTCGGGCTACCATAATTTAAGATGGTTATGAAAATAGAAAAGTTGACAGTCAAAGCATCTGATGTAAGAAGCATCAAGATGAGCGTGAACCCGCCAAAGGTAGTTATGGATGCAGGTTACAGAGTGATTCATGACGGTGAAATAAAATGCTGGGTAGGTATAGGTTGGGTTACAGAAGGCAGAGCGTCAAAAAGTGATTATTATAAGATACCAGAAGTTGTAAACGGATAAATTGAAATCTAACAAGTTATGGATGAAAAATTTAAAAGAATATACGGTTGCTATGATGGTATAGATACAAAAAAATTTAAGCATATCCCTGAAATCAGTTGCTACAACCACAACTATTATATAGGGATAAAGAGAGGTAATAGTGTAACGCACGATTTGCTGTTTGCGCACAGCAATGATGATAATTTAACAGATTGGTATGTTGTAAACGGTGATTCTGTTAAATATATTGGGTATGAGTACACAGATAAAGGTGTAATTAATCTTAGTGATAAAGAATTTTAAGTATATGAATGAGAAAGAAATCCTACAAGAAATAATCGAGTGGCTTGGTAATAATGCCAGTTACCTTTCTACAAGAACAGATTATGCCAGAGGCTATAAAGATGGTATAGAACAAGCAAAAATGATAGTAGAAAGCATCATCAATGAGCACAACCCGGATTTATTAGCAAACAATTAGCGGATTGTTTCGTATGTATTGAATTGTTATTAAAAATTGTCTTCATAATTAGGTATCTTTGTGATAAAGATACCATCGCGGGTTAGAGCAGAGGTCAGCTCGTCACTTTGACTTGGTGAAGGTCGGTGGTTCGAATCCATCACCCGCAACTAACATTTTAAACTTTACACGATTATGGAAATACTTACACTTATCATCAAACAGAAGTTTTTTGACGAAATCTTGTCAGGCAAGAAAACACAAGAATTCAGAGAAATCAGGCCTACAACACAGAAGAAATACTGCCAGCTTGACGCTGATGGCTATTGTGTCGAGAAAGACGGTGTGTTACAGCCTAAGCATTACGATGCTATCCAGTTCTTTGTAGGCTACAATAAAGACAGAGCCAGCGCACTGGTAGAAGTCAAGGATGCAAAGATAGAGCTGTTTGAAGATGAAAATCACAATCTGATTGAATACACCTATCAGGGTGAGATATATCTGGCAGCACAGGTCGTTTATGGCCTTGGCAGAATTATTGAAAAGCATGTTTAACCCTTTAAATTTTCGTTGAGTCAGAACAAACAGAAGCACATTTTCAACTGGTGGCTACCGTGGTGGCCGTAGAGGTTTGACTACAGAGAATGGTGGTCTCTCTCAGGGTGGCAGATTTATCACCCGAAGACAGCAGTATTATAACGTCCGCACAGGACTTGGCATGAGTGGCGGATAATGACACTGCAAGAAAGGACATACAGTCATATTGACCTCGTCAGACAGAAGACTGACGGGGTTTTGCTGTTTCTGTCGCTGGGTAAGGATTCTTTAGTATTGCTGGACATGATCTACCCGAAGTTTGATAGAATAGTCTGCGTGTTCATGTACTTTGTCAAAGATTTAGAGCATATCGGAAGATGGATTGGATGGGTGAAAGCCAAATATTCCAAAATTGAGTTCGTACAGGTGCCACATTGGAATCTTACTTACATTCTTCGTGGTGGTATGTATTGTGTGGCAAATCCAAAGATTAAACTACTTAAACTTGCCGATGTAGTGAAAGCTATGCAGCTTAAATACGGGCTGTATTATACTTTCTTAGGCATGAAGAAAGCTGACGGCATGAATCGCCGTTTGATGCTGAAAGGCTATGAAGCCAATGGGTATGAGAACAACGGAATGTGCTATCCTTTGGCAGACTGGACGCAGAAAGACATTCTATCTTACATGAAACAGAACAGCCTTCCGGAGCCTGTCAGATATTCACTGAAGGCCAGTTCGGGAGTAGGCTTTAATCTGGATTGCATGTTGTGGCTGGAGAAGAATTATCCGCAGGATTTACAGAGAATTTACAAGGTATTCCCGATGGCAGAAAGAATCCTTTGGGAACATAAACAAAAGCAATAGGTATGGAACTGAGCAAATACATAAAGAGTGAATCGGTGGAACTTAACCGTTCCGCCATCCACTTCGCTGATTATAATCCCAGGAAATTATCAGAGGAATCCCGCAAGACTTTGAAACGTGGTATAAAGAAATTCGGTCTGGTTGGTGGTATTGTCGTCAATAAGCGGACCGGACTAACCGTTGTTAGCGGTCATCAGCGTCTCACAGTCATGGATGAACTCCAGAAGTTCCCGGAAAACGACTACCGAATCCGAGTTGATGTCATTGATGTAGACGAAAAGCAGGAGAAGGAATTGAACATCCTGATGAACAATCCTAACGCGCAAGGTTCATGGGATTATGATGCTTTGGCCCGGTTGGTTCCGGATATAGATTACCAGGATGCTGGATTAACGGCCGCTGATTTGAATATGATAGGCTGTGACTTTCTTCTCCAGACAGAAGAAGAAAGTTCTGTTGCCGATGCTTTGGAGGATATGATGGCACCTGTCACAGAGCAGAAAGAAGCTGAGAAAGCCGCCAAGCAGATGGAAAGAGCTGAAAAGGTAGCTCACATGAAAGAAGTAAAGCAGCAGGTGAAGAATGCAGCCCAAAAGCAGGCCCAGGATATGGACGCTTATCTGATGCTTTCCTTTGACACGTTCGAAGCTAAAGCAGCCTTCTGTGAAAGGTTCGGTTACGACCCCTACTCCAAGTTTATCAAGGGTGAGGTATTCGATGAACAGATAGAAAGAATTGAATGACAACATGAAATTTTAGGAGGAAAGCCGAGTCAGAAGAAAAACATATAGCCAGTTGTATCAACAGTCAAGACGAATAATGTACAACGCCGGAAGGCAATACGGGCTTGGTACAGACAGACAAAGAAGTATAAGAGACAGAACGAAGTCTATAATGGAAAGATATGCGGCAAGGATAGACAGCTATTTCTCAAAGAGAGGAATTGATATTTATGGCAATAAGCCTGTATCTCGCCGCATTTATATGGGTAACAATAACGGATGATTGATTATGAAAAGTGAATCTCAAAAAAGCAAACATACAGGACGAAAGCCCAAATTCGATTACAAGAGTGAGGAGTTCCTCTCTCAGGTGGAGACGTATGCAAAAAAGGGATTCACGGACAGAGAAATCGCTTTTGCGTTAGGCCTGGCTCCCCAGACGTTCTGTGAGAAGAAGAATGAGCACTCTGAATTATGCGAAGTATTAGCGCGCGGGCGTGCGACCATCACTGCAGCTGTACGTGCCAAGTTCCTTGCTGTAGCTTTGGGTGGTATCAAGACAAAAAGCGCTGTAGTAAGGAAGCTGAAAGACCAGGACGGAAACCTGACCGGCGAAGAAGAGCTTCAGGTAAGTGAAAGCGAACTGGCTCCCAACCTTCAGGCAATGTCTGTCTGGCTGTATCATCACGACGATGAATGGAGGAAGGTTGAACGTCGTCAGGACGAAGACGCAGATATTCCAAAGGATATTAACCACGGAATTTCTATCGACTCATGGATTAAAAATAACCTGAAATGATTGTACCCCAAGCGATATATCATCCGTTATACACCGATAGCGAGAAGTTTATCATCCTTATCACCGGTGGCCGTGGATCGGGGAAGTCTTTCAACGCTTCTACCTTCATTGAGCGTCTGACATTCGAAATGACTCCCACAGAGAAGATAGTCCACCAGATTCTTTATACCCGTTACACGATGGTATCTGCCGGGATGTCTATTATTCCTGAAATGATGGAAAAGATAGATTTGGATGGAACCACGAAGTATTTCAAGACCACCAAAACCGATATAGTAAACCGGATGACCGGCAGCCGTATCATGTTCCGTGGTATCAAAACCTCTTCAGGGAACCAGACGGCCAAGCTGAAATCCATTCAGGGTATCACCACCTTTGTCTGTGATGAAGCAGAGGAATGGACCAGTGAGGAAGAGTTTGACAAGATTATGCTCTCCATCCGTAAAAAGGGAATTCAGAACCGGATAATCATTATCATGAATCCCTGTGACTCCAATCACTTCATCTACAAGAAATACATCGAGAATACTCATCGGCTGGTGGAGATTGACGGCGTCCAGGTACAGATTTCCACCCATCCGAATGTACTTCATATCCATACGACTTACTTCGACAATATTGAGAACCTCTCTCCTGAGTTCCTGAGAGAAGTCAAGGAAATGAAAGAGAAGAATCCGGAGAAATACGCGCATGTGGTTATCGGACGATGGGCTGACGTGGCCGAGGGTGCAGTGTTCAAGAAATGGGGAATTGTGGATGAGTTCCCCATGTGGTGCAAGAAAGTGGCTATTGGACAGGACTTTGGTTACACCAATGATCCATCGGCTTCTATTCGGTGCGGAATCATTGACAATGCGCTTTATCTGGATGAAGTGGATTATAGAACTGGATTACTTTCTGGGGATATTATAAAGACGCTACGCCCGTGGAATTTGAGAGTGATTGCCGACAGTGCGGACCCGCGACTCATTCAGGAAATTCATAACGGAGGGATTAAAATATACGCGGTAGAGAAAGGACAAGGTTCTGTCAATGCCGGTATTGACAAGATGCAGGGAATGGAAATATTCATCACCAAGCGTTCTTATAACCTGCAAAGGGAGTTCAGAAATTATGTCTGGGCAAAGGATAAGGATGGAAACTACATCAACGAACCTGAAGACCACGATAACCACGGTATTGATGCTGCACGCTACTATGTGCTGGGAGAACTTCTCGGTAGAATTATGAAACCCAAAGACGTTTCAGGAATATTTGGACATTAAACTTTGAGATATGACTTTAGAAGAAATTTTAGCTATGCCGGAAGTAGAGAGAAAAATCTACTATCTGAAAAAAGGACGAAAGACTGAGCAACCAAACGCTCACGCTCTTTATAATGACTGGAACCCGAACAAGCACGAGATAGTGATAGATGAAGAGAAATATCCGAAAATCAAAATCACGACCCAGCCTGAAAAACGAATTACAGACCCGACAACCGGGAAAGAATATGTTGAGCCGGCAGTAAGGAAAGAAGTTGACCCGAACAGGATTGCACTTCCTATCGAGCAGGACATCGTGAACATTCAGACTGCTTTCACCGTGGGAGCAGAACCGGTCCTTGATTGCCAGCCGGATGAATCGGAGGAGAATCTTCTTTCGGCCTTGAAGCAGGTATTCAAGAAGAATAAGTTGAAATACCAGAACAAGAAAGTTGTCCGGGCATGGCTGGCCGAGCAGGAAGTGGCCGAATACTGGTATGTGGTGAAGGATGACGGCTTCTGGGCAAAACTCAAACGAAAGATTTCAGGAATCTTCGGCAAATCAAAGCCTGAGTACCGTCTGAAGAGTGCCATCTGGTCCCCGTTTCGTGGAGACCAGCTCTACCCTTTCTTCAATGACCAGGGGGATTTGGTTGCCCTATCCCGTGAATACAAGAAAAAAGACCTGAACGATGTAGAGATTACCTGTTTCATGACCATTACCAAGGACATGGTTTATCAGTGGGAGCTGACAAGCAACTGGACTGACAAAGGTTCATTTGCTCATGGATTCAAGAAGATGCCAGTAATCTATATGTATCGTCCGGAAGCATACTGTGAGAAGATAAAGAGTCTTCGTGTAAGACTGGAGAAACTCCTGTCAAGTTATGCGGACTGTATCGACTACCACTTCTTCCCTATCCTCATGCTTTTTGGTAACGTGGAGAATTTCTCCGGTGAGTTCAAGAACCGGGTGGTCGAGCTGACCGGGCAGGGAGCAAATGCCCAGTACCTTACTTGGTCTCAGGTGCCAGATACCGTCAAGTTCGAGGTGGAAACCTTGCTGAGCCAGATATACGGATTGACTAATACGCCCAGAATCTCTTTTGACTCCCTGAAAGGTACAGGAAACGCCGTATCCGGTGTTACTTTCGATTATGTGTTTATGTCCACCCACCTGAATGTGGAGAATCTGAATGAAACCGTCGGTGAGTTCATGCAACGACGTGTAAATTTCCTCATATCAGCTTTGGGTTCCGTGAATTCCACCCTAGAAGAAGCTTCCGAGACTATTGACGTGGATGTGCAGATGCAGCCGTATAAGCTGGAGGACATCAAAGACAAGATAGACACAGCTATCAAGGCCAAGGACGGTGAAATCTGGTCGCAACAACGGGCTATCACTTTTGTGGGGAACGTGGATGCAGTTCTGGAAGAGATTGAAGCCATCAAGGAAGAGCAGGCTGAGAAGCAGAAGAACGACATTGAGAAACAGAAACAGCTTTCCTCTCTTAAAAGTTCCAGCAGCAAATCTGAAGAATAGAACAATTCAGTCAGAATATTTACGGGGATAATACAAAACAGAATGATATAAATCTAAAATATTGACTATTTGAATAGCGGTATCTTTCGAGGTATCGCTATTTTCTTTATCATAGTAAAAACATGAATACTTCTTTGTAATTATTCGTTATTTTACTATATTTGCATCGTAATTAAGTCTTAAACGCTATGAGCTACAAATCAGTTAAAGACGTTGTAACGCTGCTTACTGAAAATGGCTTTTGGTTCGTGAGGCAGAAAGGCAGTCACATGGTTTACACAGATGGTAGCCATGTAGTGATTGTCCCCGACCACGGCAAGAAAGGCGTTGAGAAAGGCACTTATTACAACATTCTGAGGCAAGCGGGGCTAAAATAGCCCCCGCCTCTTTTGTTTAACGATAAAAAGGAGGTAGTATGAGAACCGTAGAAGTGATTGTAGAACATGCTGGTAATAATCTGAGTGCCTACATTGAAGGTGCTCCGGTAATTACTGTCGGCAACGATGTAAAGGAAATCGAGAAGAACATGAAGGAAGCTGTTGAACTTTACCTAGAGTCATGTAATGAAATGAACATCGCTCCAGTGGAAGTATTGCAGGGAGAGTTCACCTTGAAGTTTAAGATAGATGCTGCCACTTTCATCAACTATTACAGCAGTATCTTTACTAAAGCTGCTTTGAGCCGGATAACCGGAATCAATGAGCGCCAGTTGTGGCATTATGCGGCTGGAGTACACAAACCCCGTAAACAGCAATTGGAGAAGATTCAGAAAGGTATTAACGCGCTGACAGAGGAACTGGCAGCTATAAATTTGTTGTAATTATGAAAAATACTGATGATATAAGAATTTACAATTATGTAATAGCAAGGAATCCTAATTATAAATATCTGGAACTAAAAAAAGTATTTAAAGTTCAACAGAAAGATAATAAGAATATTTCAGCTTCACTTGAGGGGCTGGGACTATATATAGATAATGACGGATTTTTAAAGGAAAACATTATAAAGACACATCCTATTCCAATCTTTCCTACCAATCCTTACGATATTGCATTAATTAATCCTATTCCGTTATCAAATAACATATTATCATGTTGTAAATTTGACGAAAATCAAATACGACATATTAATTATGCAGATGGGTGTGTAAAAATAATTGACAATTATGGTGAAATAATAGAAATTCAAGCAGAATATTTTCATCAATTACAAAATTCATATCAAGACCAAATAGGAGAACCTTTAAATATAAGTTTATCGATAAAAGAATGATATTTCAGCGTGATTACTCTGGTAGTCACGCTTTTTTTGCCTAAAAACAAACATTCTCTTAATTGTTTCGTATCGTTAGCCTTAAAATTTCCCCTTCCCTTTCTCTATAAGTAAATTTACCGTATGAAATTATTAATCAAACTCATACGGTATGACAATCTTTGAACAAATCTTGGCAGGACTGCAACAGAAATTCGCTGGGGTGGACACTGCCACACTCACCCGTATCGCCACAAAGAAGGCAGAGGGTGTAACGGACGAAACGAAGGTGACCTCCATCGTTGAGGGTATCTCATTTCAGGACGTGATGCAAAACTATGGTGATTTCCGTGCAGGACAGGCGCAGACTTCCGCTGTTTCAAACTACGAGAAGAAGCATGGACTGAAAGACGGTAAACCTATCGAGAATCCGAAACCAGAACCACCGAAACCAAACGACCCTCCAAAGCCGCAGGAGACAGACATCGCAAAGATGATCGCCGATGGTATCGCCGCCGGTATCAAGCCGTTTGCCGACAAGCTGGCCCAAATGGAGGAAAATGAAGCGCAGGCGCAGCGCAATTCTCAGATTTCGGCAGTGGCGAAGAAGTACGGTATTCCCGAATTTATGCTGAAAGACCGCAACATTCCTGAAAACACGGACTTGGACACTTACTTCAAGGACATGAAGCAGGATATGTCTAACAACGGTTTTCAGTTCTCCAAAGCTCCTGAAACTGCCGAACAGAAGCAGGAGAAGGAAGCGAGCGAGTTCGCCAAAATGATTGAGGCGGACACAAAATCTATTGTCGAACAACAAAACAAGTAATTTATGTCAGCAGGATTTAAGTACAACATTGAGCCTGAGCCGTCCATCGAGGAACGCTATGACGTTTCCACCGGTGTAAGACGTAGAGGCCCTTACAAGCTGGAGACGACCAACCTTGTCGCTGGTTCGTTTCTTCCATCCTTCACTCCGATTTCCGCTGATTTGGTAAAGAAAACCGCTCAGGTGGCTATCCGTGTAGAAGTCTATGAAAAGTTTACCACCGGTTCCAATACCACTTTGAAGATCAAGAAAAACTCTTTGGCTTATGTGGGTATGCATCTGGGTAATGGTTCTCATGGAGCTACCATCAACAGTATTGACAAATCAAACAAAGCTTTCGATAAGTTGACGTTGGCTGCCGACTTTGGCGAAACAGTGGAAGCTGGTACTGTACTCTATGAAGCTACAGCTGTAAGCGGTACTACTCCAAAGGTAGTTGCTAACTCAGCTTTGTACGGAAGAGTACAAGTAGAAGAAGGCATTGTATTAGTTGCTCTTTTGATGCGAGCATTCGAGATTGAGCCTACTAAGTTGGCTATGCCTTTCTCTGACATTGATAAGGCTAACATGCCGCATTTCCAGTTCAACGCTACAGGCGTGCAATCCCCGGCTGGTGTTTCGTATGAACTGCCAGAAGCTTCTGATTCTGTTATGGGAGGTATTCAGTTGGGATTCTCTCAAAGCGGAAAGAAATATCCAGTAGCATTGGAAGGTGGAAAGGCGTATGTAGAAGTACCTTGGACAGACAATAATACTACCTATCAGGCAGCTAACTCAAGTACTTTGGGATTGGTAAAGCAGGGTGCAAAAGTTGATGATGCAGCAGGTGGTGATGAGAAGGATAAAATTAATGCTCTTCTAGCATCATTGAGAGCTGCAGGTATTATCGCAAGCAAATAAAGAAAGGAGGACTAATATATGATGCTAACTATTCATACTCTGTTTAACGACCCCAATATCGTAAACGCCGTTATCCAGCGCGTTCTTCAGACACGTAAGGATACTATCTACTGGCAGCAATACCTGGATTTCCGTAGAACGACTACCCGTGTGTTCAAGGACTACATCGGGCTGGTTACTGGCGTGATGGCCGGTTCCATTAACTCACGATACGGAGAGAAGCCTATCCGTGAACGCCGGAATATTGGCTCAGGATATGGTGAAATCGCTTATCTTGGCGATGCTTACCAGATTTCCATTGACCGCTTGTCCGAACTTCAGGACTTGATTGACAAGTTTAATGCAGCAAAACCTGCTGACCAGGTAGCAGCCATGCAGGAAATCGTGAACTTCATCTACGACGATTATCGTCAGGTACTTTTAGCAGCTCACAAGCGCATGGATATTATCGTAGGTTCACTTTTGATGACCGGAGAAGCAACAGTCAAGAACAAGGACGACAATGCAGGAGGTGTCGACCTTCTTAACATTGAATTGCCATTCAAGTTTATCAAGCCTGATACTGGTGCGAAGACGAACTTTATTACCTATTTGCAGCAGCAGATTAATGCACTGAAAGCGGACTATGGAAACTTCCAGAAGATGATTATGTCACGAGGAACTTTCGTGAAGAATATCATCGGGTCGGCTGAGTTTGGTGACAAGTTCAAGATGCAACTTACAGGAAATGAGATGTATCTTTCAACCGGGTTGATTACCTCTCAACTGGCTTCCCAAGTGTTCACTGGCATCGGGCTTCCGGCCATTGAAATCAAGGAAGATTACGTAAAAGACCAGACCGGAAAGAACGTACAGATTTACGCCGACGACCGTATCACCTTGCTTCCGCAGGATAAGGTCGGTTATATGCGTTTCCACACTCCGTACGAAGCAGTGGACGGCGTACCGGGACGTAACTACACCCAGGCAGACGGTGATATGCTTATTTCCGGTTACAAGGACAAGAGCGGTCGTTATTTGGAATACACTGCAGAGTGGATTCCACAGATTACGAACCCGAATCTGATTGTGAATTTCGATTTGTCAACCATGAACGCATGACAGTAAACGACTACATATCACAGAAGTTTCAGACCTTCGGCATCAACTTGTCGGAGGCTGACCTTTTGGAGATAAGTCTGTCTTCAGAAGTAAGCGGAGAGGATGAGATGGACCAGTCAAACATTGGACTCGTTTCGGTGGCTATGGTGAATTTCATCCCCTCTCTCCTACTTCGTGCCACTTCCATCAGCGAGAACGGCTTTTCTATGTCCTGGGACACCAAAGGCTTGAAGGAATACTACTCATTCTTGTGCAAGAAGTACGGCCTTGAAGACACGCTGTCAGATAAACCTAAAGTCAGATTCCTATGATATTTGCTCCACATACATTACAGGTTAAGGTCTTTACTCCGATGGAAACGGACGAGTTCGGCAGGCCTATTCCCGGAACCGGTGGAGAAAGCTGGCAGGACGTATGTAAATGCCGTTGTGATGATAACTCGACCAAGGAGTTTACTTCGGAGAACGGAAAGGTGTACCGACCGAATTACCATGTGGTCTGTGAGAAGAAAATCTCTTTGAAGGCTGGTGATGAAGTCCGATGTATGGACGGTGAGAATATCCGGGGAACAGGCAAGGTTTACATGGTGAAGAATACGAACTATTTTAGTTACTCAGAGATATGGCTGTAAAGTTTGATTTTTCGGATGTAGATAGCTTTTTCGAGCAAGGCTATGCCGAGGTGAAAGCCGTTGAGGATAAGGTCGGAAAGGAAGCGGTCGATTATGCGATAGAGCATGGCAGTTACCAGAACCGGACCGGAACGCTACGCAAGTCAAACAAGTATTCAGTCCAGGATGATGGACTGGAGTTGAGGAATGAAGCTGAATACGCTTCTTTCGTTGAATCCAAAGGTTACGAAGTCTTGACTGGTGCAGCCATATATGCTGAGAAACGATTAAAGGAGGAAATCAAATGAAGAAATACATTGGAACAAAACAAGTAGAAGCAGAACCTATGACAATGGGTAATGCTTATAGTAAAGGATTTCTGCAAGCTGGCAAAGTTCCATCAGAAGCCGAAAAGGATAAAGCTGGCTATCATGTGAAGTACAAAGACGGTTATGAAAGCTGGTCGCCAGCAGAACCGTTTGAAGCTTCGTATCGTGAAGTGTCGGAAGAAAGTGAAAATATGTGCTTCGGTGATGCTATTGAAGTCCTGAAACAAGGTGGTGCAATCCGAAGAATAGGCTGGAACGGTAAAGGATTGTTTGTTATTAAGCAAGTTCCAGCGCATATTGACAGCAACATCATTCCGAAAATGCAGTCACTTCCACAGTCAGCTAAAGACCTTATTCTGAAAGGTAAAGGCTTTATCGACTACACAAGCCAGTGTCTTATCTACAATGAGAATACTGGACGTGCTGACTCATGGGTTCCGTCCATTAGTGATGTATTTGCAGAAGATTGGGAGATTGTACAATGATAGTAACTACCGACATAGCAAACATACTTTATCGTGATTGCCAGCCTTTCGGCATTGACATTGTTCCTCATGGCAAGAAGCTGACGGGACCGATGAAGTCCGAAAGGATTGTCATTCACGCCAAGAAGCAGCAGCCGGAGACGTACTGGAAGAAGTCTTTCGTAGAAGTGAACCTTTGCGTTCCTGACTTGAAAGAAGGTGAAGCTAACACAATACGTCTGAACGAGCTGGAGAAACAGGCGCAAGAATTGTTTGACGGAGTGACCGGACGCTATGACGGAACAACCTATCATTATTCCATCGAGTCAATCGGAACTGAGGAGGACACATCCTTAAAGTGTCACTATGTGAATGTAAGAATTTTGTTTGAAGTTTTAAATGTGAAATAATATGGCAGAAGCAAAGAAAGTCACAGCCGCGAATATCAAGAAGCTTTGGTATGGCGAAACTAGCGAGATTACCGCAGATTTGACAGGACAAGCCTTGCATACTCTTTTGCAGGGTGAAACCTTGAAAGAAATCAAGAATATCCATCAGGATACATGGACGATTGAAGAAGCAGAAGCAAGTCGTACAAATTACAAGAACCAGCTCACGAATCAGACCTATCGAAGTGATAAGGAAATGGGTGATGTTACTGTAAACTTCACTATTGGAGAATACGACTATCCTACTAAGAAAGACCTTATGGGTGGTGATATTATTAACACTGATAAAGGTTGGAAACGAGCAAGAGGTAAGGTAAACATTGAGAAGTTACTTGTTGCTTTGACTGACGATGACCAGTATTGTGTGATTCCCCGTGCTGACATCGGTGCACGTGAAGCCACAACAGACAAGGCTGTCGGTATTCCTGTAAGTGCGGTGGAACTGGAACCTCAAAATGCAGAAGTTGCACCGGAATACTGGTTTGACTCATCTGAAGTAACAGCAGGTGTTTAATGCCTATCCAATAGGTAGAGATTGAATTCCATAACAGGGGTGGGCTTTATGGCTTCACCCCTTAATTTTTATCTTTTATCAGAATGAATCAAGGAGCAAAAATAGTAACTGAATCCATTATCGGAAGTGATTTCAGAACGGTGTTTGTCGCTGGGAAAGCCTACACGGTCTACCCTCCTACTATCCACAAACTGGCCGGATCAATCTCCCATTTGTCAGGCGTACAAGAAGCAGACAATTTGAAAGAAGTGCTTCTCTCCCTTGGAGAAAGCGAGGCTTACAGCAAGGCTCTCTCCTGGCTGATAGCTGGTGACGAAAGTTTGAGCGAAGAACTGGCAAAAGGAACATACGAAGAGAATGTGGACGCATTGGATGAAGCACTCTCTATGATTGACTCAAAGGTTTTTCTCAAAGCTGTCAGCTTGGCGAGGAACGTAAGCCTGCTGGCAGCGAAACCGAGGTTGTAGGGAATGATACTCTATTGGGACAGATAGCGTCGTTCATGGAAAATCTGCATCTGTCATACCGGGAAGTGGTCTATGAGATACCGTACAGAAACTTAGTATTAATGCAGCGTGACAAGCTCCATACCGTTACCGGAACCAAGGTTACAAAGGTGAAGGGTAAGGACATGGCTTCACGCAGAAGAAGAAACAAGAAATAGATATGGCTACACTATACTTTAAAGTCAGTTCTGACTGGGAGCAGGTTGTCAAGCTGAGACAGGAATGTGAGAGACTGGAAGCCCAGCTCAAGAAGATGGACGTAAACAAATCCCCGGCTGCAGCAAAAGCTTTAGAAACGCAACTGGCATCCACCCGTCAGCAGATGATGGGACTGGTAACTGAGGCGGCTAAAGCTGGTGCTGTGATGGAGAATGATTTGAAGAAAAAGCTTAATTCTGCGTCAAAGGCCTCCGATGAGCTGACGGAGGAAATCATCAAACAAAGGAAAATCATTCGTGATACGCAGGATGATGTCAGACGGCTGTCTGATGAATATTCAAAGATGGGTAAGTATTCTCCTAATTCAAAAGCTAAATTAGCTGAACTGAACACTGCTAAAGCAGCCTTGAACGAGCAGAGATATTCCCTTGGCGAGTTACAAGACCAGCAGGCGAGAAACAGACTCGAAGTAAGAAAACTCACAAGAGAATACAAAGAATTTGCCAGTGGAACAAACAATGCTGATGAGATTGTAAAATCACTGACAGATTCTTTAAAACGTACTGCTGCTGAAATCGGTGGACTGGTGGCGATAAAGAGATTCGGCTCCGATGTGATTGAAGCAACTGGAAAGATGCAACAGTTACAGGTAGCTCTTTCAACAATCCTTCAGGACAAATCGAAAGCAGAACAACTCATCGCCGATATTGTTCAGTTCGCAGCCAAAACGCCGTTCAATCTTGATGATGTAGCGACCGGAGCAAAACAGCTTTTGGCATACGGTTCCTCTGCCGACAATGTAGTAAATGAACTTTCTATGCTTGGAGATGTGGCTTCCGGATTGCAGATACCTATCGGTCAACTTATTTATCTGTATGGAACACTAAGAACGCAAGGAAGAGCCATGACAGTAGACATTCGTCAATTCGCCGGACGAGGTATTCCAATCTACGAAGAACTGGCCAAGGTATTAGGAGTTTCCAAAGACCAGGTAGGTGAACTTGTGAAGGAAGGTAAGGTAGGCTTTAAGGAAGTTGAACAGGCTTTCAAAAACATGACATCCGAAGGAGGGAAATTTGCCAACCTTATGGAAAGTTCCGCCGGGACGTGGCCCCAACGATTATCGAATATCGAAGATACCCTCTTCCAGAAAATGAATGAGTTCGGGAACAAGTATAAGGAGGTTTTCGAGTTTGGAATCGGTACAGCAGAGGACTTGGTGGAAAGTCTTGATGATGTGTTGTCTATCATGGGCGGACTGATTGCAGCTTACGGAACATACAAGGCCGCGTTGATTACCGCAGCCGTAGCACAGAAGGCGGTCGGATTCGTTGAAAGCATCCAACTGATTGGAATGTACAGAAAAGAATTGGGACTGGCCACCGCCGCGCAACAGGCTTTCAATGTCGCTTCGAAATCCAATGTGTATGTCACTCTGTTGGCAGCTCTTGTTGGAATAGGTACGGCGGTTTACATGTTCACAAAGAGAACCAATGAAGCCACTGTAGCGCAGGAGACACTTAATTCGGTAAACAAAAAGGCCGATGAGGAATTTTCCAAGCAGGCAGCAACAGTTGACAGATTGTCCGGCGTATTGAAAAGTGAAACTTCATCCATTGACCAGAAGAAGAAAGCCTTGTCAGATTTGCAGACCATAATTCCTTCTTACAATGCCAGTCTTGATGAAGAGGGTCGACTGATAAACAACAACACTGAGGCCATTAAATCCTATCTTACGCAATTGGAAAAGCAGATACGGATGAAGGCTGCTCAGGAAGAACTGGAGGAACTGTATCGCAAAAAACGGGCTCAAGAAAAGCAGCAGAAAGTCGCTACGGATAATTACAATGAGGCAAAATCCTTATACAATTCATCTGTAACAATGACTGGAAGCGCATTACAGAACAGAGGAATCAATACAGGTGTGGCCGTATTCTCTCAAAATAGTGCAGTAAACAATCAGCTCAAAGATAGTGCGAATAAGGCCAAGAAAGAATTGGATTCCGTAAACAAGGAATTAGGCGAAACGGTTTCCGCAATCACAGAACTGGAAAAAGAAATTGAGAAATCGTCTTTATCCGATAATAAAGAATCCCCACAGTCTTCCATATCCAAAGAAGTTGAAAATGCTACCAAACATATCAAGACACTCAAACAAGAGATTGCCGACCTTCGTAGCGGAAAATTACAAGCAGAAGCCGGTAAAACCGTAGAATCTGCTATAAAGGCAAAGGAAAAAGAGTTACAGAGTGTAGAAAAGACCCTAGAAACACTTACCGGAGTTAGGAATAAGGATGTGTCAAGAGAAAACTCAACAACATCAGCCGGAGGGAAACTGTCAGACTTGGAACGTAAGTTGGCATTAGAACGTGCAAAAGAAGCTGTTGATTTGGAAAATCAGGTTGAGCAAGCACGTATTAATGCTATGGCCGATGGAGGTGAGAAGATACTTGCACAACGTGAGTTGGACAACAAGAAGGAATTACAAGCCATTGAGCGGGCTAAAGAAGAGTATATCCAGAAAGAAATTCAAAGGCAAAAGGAAATATTCGAAGCAACAGAAGAATTAAAGGCAAAACAAAACCCAAAGTATAAAAAGAAAAGTTTTGATTCATCCTCTGTTACTGTTGACATTTCCATGTTTAACAGTATTTACGACAATGCGAAGAATAAGCAAGTAAACGATCAGTTAAAAGATGAAATCGAGGCCAACGAACGCTACCTGAAAAACTACGGCACGTTTATGCAAAAAAAGCAGGCAATAATCGACGAGTACAGCCGTAAAATTTCGGAGGCCACTACTCAGGGAGATAAAGATATACTCCAGAAAGAAATGGAGAAAACTCTCTCCTCTCTTGATCTTGAGAAGCTGAAACAGGGAATCAACTGGGAACTTATCTTCGGTGACTTGGACAAGGTATCCAAAGAGTCCCTGAACAAAGTACAACAGCAGCTTAGGGATTTCAAAAACTCCGAAGAATACAAGAACATGGCTGTTGACCAGAAGAAGGTCATTGACGAGGCGTTGAGCAACATCCAGTCAACTCTTATCGATAAAGGAGGATTGCTGGCCGACCTACCCGAACAGTTAAGCGAATTGGCCAAGGCACAGGAAGAGCTGTCACAAGCTAAGGAGGAATACAACGAAGCCATGAGAAGCGGAACAGATGCACAGAAGGAAGCGGCCACGAAGAAACTGAATGATGCCCAGAAAAGACAGCAGAACGCTCAGGTCAATGTACAAAAGTCGACAGATAAAACGACAAGCAACCTTGTCACATTGTCAAACGTCATTACCCAGCTTGGTTCAAACTCTGAAATTTCCCTCTCTCAGGTCGGTGATTTGGCCGGAAATATAGTAGACATATTTGCAGAAGAGAGCGAGAAACTTGGAGGTATGATTGGAGCTGCATTTTCTCTTTTAGATGCCATCGGGACGCAGGGGCTGGATGGTTTCGTCAGTAACATATTCAGTAGTGTCTTTAAGTCTGTAGGTGGAATATGGGATACCCTGACTTTCGGCGGATTCAGCAAACTCTTCGGTATTGGAGGAAACGAAAAAGAGGTGCAGGATACCATCAACAGACTCACGGACAGAAACGAAAAGCTGCAGTCTGCCATCGAATCCCTTACAGAAGAAATGAAGTCCAGCAAAGGAAGTGAGAAATCCGTAGCAGAGTACAATAAAGCCATCAAGTATCAGGAGGAATACAACAAGAATGTCCTTTCAAAAGCGCAGGCCAATGCTGGCTATCACAGTAAGCATCATAGCTGGGCCTATTACATGGGCTGGTCGGAAAGTGACATACAATGGATTCGGGAAAATGTCATGGCAGAGTTCACAGGTACAGATTCCTTGTGGCAGATGTCTCCGGAGCAGATGGACTTATTACGTCAGAATGTAGACTTGTGGCAGAAAATGGCTGATTCAGGGAAAGGAGGCTATGGAAATGCTGTCGTTGATGCACTCGGTGAATATGCAGATCTGGCTGGAAACCTCGAAGAACTGAAAGAGGGTCTTTTCGAACAGCTTACCGGAATAAGTTTTGATTCCATGTATGACAGTTTCATAGATACTCTCATGGATATGGATGCCTCGGCGGAAGATTTTGCGGATAACCTATCCGAATACTTTATGCGTGCCATGCTTTCAGATAAAATCGGTAACATGTACAGCCAGAAGCTGGAAGACTGGTGGAACAGATTCGGTGAAAGTATGAAGGACGGAAACCTGAGTGAGAGTGAACGTAATTCACTCCAAAACGAATATATGGGGTACGTGAATGAAGCATTGAAACTACGGGATGAACTTGCCGCAGCTACCGGATACGACAAGGCTGGCAGCAGTTCCCAGCAGTCGGCCTCCAGCCGCGGATTCGGTACGGAAATGACGCACGAGGATGCCGGGGAACTGAGCGGACGGTTTACAGCCGTATATGAGTCCAATCTTCGTATTGAGACGGCAGAACAGCAGCAAACGATAGCTATTACCGAACTGCGAGGCTCCATCGGTTCCTTGACATCACAAGTGACCGGTCTGTACAACATTGCCGACGAGACACGTACCATCCTGGCCAATTCCTATTTGGAGTTACAGCAAATCAGAGAGAACACTGGCGAAATTGTCAAACCTATCAAACAGATGCAGGCTGACATCGCCGAGGTGAAACGTAATACAGCAAGACTATGACAGGAGATTTATTTATTAACGGGAAGGATGCCTGGAGCACATGGGGTGTCCGCATGGGTGACGGTTTTCTCGATGCTATCGACGGATTCAACCTGATGAAAGACTACATCGAAGATGAGAGCCGTCTGGAGCACGGGAAGCGAATAATAACCGACAATGCAAAAGTAGCATCGCGTGAAATCACTCTCCAGTTCACCATAGAAGGAGACTCAGAAGGTGACTATCGGACAAAGAAGAAAGCCTTTCAGTCAGAACTGGAGAAGGGAGTCGTAAACATCAAAATCCCCGCTCTTGGGAGCGAAGTCTACAAGCTGGTTTACCTGGGGAAAAGCATCTCTTACGGGTTGAGTATTGACAGGCGTTTCGGTAAAGTTTCAAGTAAGTTTTGCGAACCGAATCCCATGGATAGAAGCGAATAACAAACATTTCCTTTATTGTTTCAAATGGAAGTCCGGATTTTTAGGGCTTCCATTTTCTATTTATGAACTTTGGGGATATGATTGAAATTAAGGACATATACGGAAAGACAAGGTTCTCCACCCCTATCAACAAAGGGGCAAAAGGAAAGTTTACACTGATGAAAGAGGATTATATAATCCTTCCCTTCTCGGTGTCCTCTCCCATTCCGTTCAAAATTGGTGATTATGTTGACCTGGCTGGAGCGTTGGATGAATCGCTTGGCGGCAAGCTGGCTAAAATCTACGAGATTACCGACATTCAGAAGCCCACCTACAACACTTCTACTGGGGGATATGATTACGAATTAAGGCTGGATGCCTACTACTGGAAGTGGAAGAACAAGGTTTTCAAATACACACCTGAACAGGCAGGTAGCGAAGCGTCATGGTCGCTAACTGCATCCCTTGACGTGCAGTTGGGCGTGTTTCTCCGTAATCTGAAATCATTGGGGTACACTTACCGGGGTTCAGACTTCACATTCAGCATAGACGATACCGTAGATAACAAGGCTGTAGCAATGACCTACGACAACATGAACCTGTTGGATGCCCTGTTCTCTATGGCGGGTGAGGATAAGTGGAACTGCGATTGCTGGATAACGGACAACGTGATTCATTTTGGGCGAAATGAGTTCGGGGATGCCGTTAAAATCGAGCGTGGTGTCGAGGCGTCGCGCATCACCCGCAGCGAAAGCCAGGGCACTTATGCCACCCGCATCTATGCGTTCGGCTCAACCAAGAACATACCCACTAACTACCGGCCCACCGATGAGCAGGCAGTAATCAATGGCGTGGTACAGAAACGTCTGATGCTTCCGGCTGACACTCCCTATATAGACGCATACGAAGGGATGTCGCAAGAAGAGGCCATTGAGGACGTAGTGGTGTTCGATGATGTCTATCCCAGACGGGTAGGTACTTTATCCGATGTACACACACGCACTGAAGAAGTGGAGAATGAGGACGGTACAAAAGAAACCGTCACTTACTACCGCTACAAGGACACCGGGCTTGAGTTCAAGGAAGAGTATATCCTCGAAGGCCAAGAACTGAAAATCAGATTCCAGTCCGGAAAGCTGAACGGCATGGAATTCGGAGTCATCTTCAATCCCACCCCGAAGGACGAGACTCGCGGCGAGCAGCTTTGGGAGATTGTCAGGAATGATGACTATGGGCGAATGCTTCCTGATGAGATTATGTTTCCGGTTGATGGAGACAAATATATCTTATCCGGATTTGACATCCAACTCGTTTCCGACCAATATATTCCAGAAGCCGAGCAAGAACTGAAAGAGAAAGCACAGAAGTATGCTGATAAAGTAAATAAAGATGATGGCACCTACCCTACTACTCTTAGAAGTTCATGGGTAAAAGAGGATTTAGTCTCACGAACATTTGAGTTTGGTCAAAGAATCAACCTCGTGGATGATACCTATTTCGAAAGTGGGCGTATCTCACGTGTCCTGGGTTGGGAAATGAATCTTGATGTTCCTTGGGATAGCCCGATCTACACCATCGGTGAAAGCATGCCTTACTCGCGTATCGGAGAGATTGAGGATAAGGTGGATTCACTCACCTATAAAGGACAGACTTATACAGGTGGAGGTAGCGGCGTGTATGTAATTAAAGTAAACGACTCGACTGCACCTTCTGACAGCAATGTGTTTTCATCTTTGCGCTCAAGAGTTGAGTTTGTCTCAAAAAAGTTCAATGACACCGTTATAGGAGTGCTTACATTCTTGCAGACGGCATTATTCCGTGCTGGAGCAGTTTTCGGGAAAAATGGTTTTGCGTCTGGTCTTACCGGTTTCGGAGCGAAAATTGACGACAACGGAAATGCAGAAGTAGAATCCCTTACATCCAGAAGATTTATTGAGACACCGGAGCTTAGATATAACCGAGTAGATGTGAAGGTTGGAGACAAATGGCGTGCACCTGGTGCTGGTATTATCGAATCGGTTGATACGGAATCCAGAATATGTACACTGAAACTGGAAGAGGGAGAAATCGGAGCAGTGGCTGTTGGTGACATCTGTATGGGTATATTCCATTCGCTTACGTCTTCTGACAATGCCACTGAAGATACGGATGACAGCCGTGGAAATCGGACATTTGCCGGGTTCTGTACTGTTTATTTCACGATTACCGAGGTGATGGGTGACAGGAACGAGCAGTTCAAGTATCAGCTTCGCCCTGTGTCAGAACGATGGAAATTCTCATTCGATCCGTTCGAGATGATGAACTTTGTGGCATACGGTAGTATTAGTCGTACAGACCGTCAGACTTCTGTTTACGAAACTCGTACCTATACACGACATCTCTGGAAGCAGAATACATGGGAAATCGGGGTTGCAAATATTGCCAAACAAAGTGGCGATTTAAGTAACCTTAATGTATTCGGTATGAATATGGAAGGATACTCTGAGTATACCAATAGCGTGTATTTTACCGGAACCATTACACAGGTAAAACCAGATGGAACACCGGTTATCACCGCTAACGACCGTGGAGCTTGGAATAACAATACTCAGTATTATTATTACGACCGTGTATCGCATAACGGTTGTATATGGCTGTGCGTTAATGAGGACGGAACAAACACCGAGCCTTCTGAAAGTAATCCTAACTGGTTGTTGGAAGTATCAAAGGGAGAAGCAGGACAAGACGGTACATCATTCCGCATTCTAGGCAGCAAAAATGACCCGTCAGAGCTTCCACAAGGAGACAATCAAGTTGGCGATGGATACCTTATACAAGGGCATTTGTGGGTATGGAGTGGCACAGAATGGAATGATGCAGGAGTGATACAAGGGCCAGCAGGAGAATCTGTTGTTAATATGGGTGGTTGGTACGAAGGTCTGTTTGTACCATACTTGGGTATTGTCCGAATGGGGAATGCTACTTTCATGTGCACGAAAAAAGAAGGTACATACAATCCACCATATTACACATTACTTGATAATCAGGGTAATCGAATAAAGTCAGAAAGCGGCTATATTCTCACTGGTACAATCAACAATGCAGAATACCAACTTATCGCAGCAGACGGTACAGACGGAAAGGATGGTCTTGACGGTGTGCCAGGTAAAGACGGTGTAGACGGTAAAACATTATACACTTGGATAATGTATGCAGATGATGCCGAAGGTAATGGTATATCCAACGACCCTACAGGCAAGTCATTTATTGGTTTTGCGTATAATAAGGAAACACCTCTAGAAAGCAATAATCAAAAAGATTATATATGGTCAGACATTAAAGGAGAACAGGGAGTACCTGGTGAAGTTGGAGCAGACGGAAAGACCTATTATACATGGATAGCTTATTCTGATAATGCTAACGGAAATCCTATGTATCAGCAGCCAAATGAAAGCACAAAGTATATAGGTATTGCTGTTAACAAAGAATCGCAGACTGAAAGTAGTGACCCTAATGATTATACTTGGAGTAGATTCAAAGGAGAACAAGGCGACAAAGGAGATAAGGGCGATACAGGTGATAAAGGCGATAGTATCTCTTTATTGGGACAATGGTATGAAGGCCTGGTTGTACCTTATCTTGGCGTTGTTACAATGGGTGGCAACTCTTTTGCCGCAAAAGTAGCAACTACAAATCCACCTATGTGGACTTTAAAAGACAACGATGGTAATCGTATTAAGTCCGAAAAAGGTTACATATTAACAGGTGAATATAATACAGAGGAATATGACATCATAGCTGAAAAAGGTCAGGATGGTATTGATGGATTGCAGGGAGCAGACGGTAAAGACGGAATACCAGGGAAAGATGGAGTAGATGGCAAAACATCATATTTTCATATCAAGTATTCCGAGAATGAAAATGGTTACCCAATGTCAGAAACTCCGAGCAAGTATATCGGAACATACGTAGATTTTGAAGAGACCGATAGTGATGATTATACTAAATATGCTTGGGCGAGATTTGAGGGGCTACAAGGTGAGAAGGGAGAACAAGGTATACCTGGATACAATGGTGCAGATGGAAAAACCTATTATCTTCATATAAAATATTCCAACGATGGAGGTTCTACGTTCACAGGAAACAATGGTGAAGATTCAGGTGATTACATCGGTGTATTGACAGACTTGAATCCGGATGACAGCACGAAACCATCCGACTACAAATGGTCTAAGATTAAAGGTGAGCAGGGTGCTCAAGGCATACAAGGACTTCAAGGAGAGAAAGGTGAGCAGGGCATTCAAGGTGAAAAAGGTGAAGACGGAAGGACATCTTATTTCCATATTAAATACTCTGTGAACTCAAACGGAAATCCTATGACGGAAGTACCGTCTACATATATTGGTACTTACGTAGATTTCACTGAACAGGACAGCAGTGATTATACAAAATATAAATGGTCACGTTTTGAAGGAGCGCAAGGAGAAAAAGGAGAACAGGGTATAGCTGGGGAAAACGGTGAAAACGGTCAAACCTCTTACTTGCATATAGCTTACTCTAACAGCTCTGATGGCTCTGTAGATTTTAGTGTGTCAGATTCTACTAATAAATCGTATATAGGACAATATACAGATTTTCAGCAGAATGACTCTACCGATTACAGGAAATACTCATGGACGAAGATAAAGGGAGAGCAAGGAGAAGGATATACTAATTTAGGGTCTTGGTATAATGGGTTACTTGTTCCGAAAATGGGTGTTGTCACAATGGCAGGAAGCTCTTATGTTGCCAAAGTTGCCACATACAATCCCCCATTGTTTACGCTGATTGACAGCTCAGGAAACCGTTTGAAAACGAACAGCGGGTACATCCTCACTGGTGAAATGAATACTTCTGAATACGATGTTCTTACAGAAAAAGGAGAACAAGGCGAGAAGGGAGAAAAAGGTGAAGATGGAAAGGATGGAGTAGACGGTCAGGATGGTAAACAAGGAATTGACGGATGTGTTGTACGTGATAGTGAATGGACTATAGGTACTGAATACCGAAACGACAGCAATATTACTGACGGAAGTTTGCCTATAAGATATATTGATGTGGTATTGGTTAGAAATGATGCAGTAGAAACTGGTTGGGATGCGTACAGATGTAAGCTGACTCATGTCGCATCGTCTAGTATCACCTATGCTAATACTTCGTATTGGGAAAAATTTGGATTAAACGTAGGGGCTATCTTTACTTCATTGATAATTGCCAAAAACGCAAAGATTCAGTTGTTTCAGGGAAACGACCTGCTTATACAGAAAGATAACGGTACGGTTACTGCAGGTATGACAGGAAGCAATTCAGGTAGCCTTGTGCGTATTTTTGCCGGAAGCACTTACGAGAATCGTGCTTCTGCTCCCTTCCGTGTGACAGAATCTGGTGAGATGTATGCTACAAAAGCACACATACAAGGTGAAGTCGTAGCTACGAGCGGGTCTTTTTCTGGTGAGTTGAAAGGAGCTACAGGAACTTTTACCGGTTCTCTTACTGCAGGAGATGCAAATGGTGAAAGGATTATAATAGATTCTGGAGCTAAATCAATAGGATTGATTAGTGGTAATTTACTATTGTCTTATTGGGAGTTTTTTAATCATAACGGATTTAAGTCTTGTAAATTAACATTGTTGGACAACGATTATGAGAATGTTACTATATATCCTCATGAGATAGGTATTTCAAGAGTTGATTTATCAGCAAAATTAACCCCTTCTTCACTTACAATATCTTCCGGTTCCATTACAACATCTATTGGTTCCAATAGAATATATATGAGTGATGGAAGTAATTCATATATAGGATTTACAGGTACCGCAGAATATGTGCCTCCAAATGGGTATTCAAAAACTCTTTATTTCAGAAACGGAATTTGTTATAAAATATCATAATCATGAAACTGAATTTTAAAGAATTACACGTTTTCAACGGTCTTTCACGCGTCACGGAAGCAGTGGAAGATGTAAGAGAAATGTTTGCCGATGCTATCTACGCATCGGGAAGAGGAGTTGCTTCGCTTGAATTGTGCCGTAAGATATACAATTCAGATGGTGAAGAAGAATATGATGAGAAAGAAGTGGAACTGATTAAGGAATATTCCAGGTTCGGGAATCCACGTTTTATTGATGCTATTGATAACATGATTGAAAAAGCAAGAAAAAATGATACTACAAGCAAGTAACGGATGCTTCCTCACTCAGAGTGGAGAGGTGTCATTCAATGAAAGAAAATTCGAGAAAAGTATGTTAATAGCTTCTATTGATGAAGCTGCAAACTGGATGGAAATCCCTGAGTCTAAAAAAGCTCAAATGGAAGAGGAAAATATTATATATGAACCAGATGAGGTGAATTATAATTATTTGAAAAAGGTTGAAACTCTTAAAAATACTATATCTGAAAGAATAAATGAATCTTTCTTTACTGTAGAGCAAGCATTGGAAATGAAAGCTTATTTCCCATTATGGGAAAACCTTATAGGAAAAGATGCAAATATAGAATTTCGATTCCAATATGGAGAAAATCTGTATGAGGTAATAAAGGCACATACTTTTTCAAAAGAATGGAAGCCTGATAGTGGTACTGAATCTTTGTATAAAGTTGTTCAAATTGAAGCGAGCGGTTCTATTGATGATCCGATAGAATGGAAAAAGAACATGGAGCTGTTCGAAGGTAAATATTACATAGAAGATGGTATATTATATCTATGTACAAGAGATAGTGGCATAGCGTTATCTTATACATTAGCAGATTTAGTTGACCAGTATGTAGTGGCAGTTCAAACAGATCAAGAAGGCGGTGAAGAACCAATAGAACCACAGCCTATCGAGCCTGACGGAAGTCTTGAAAATCCTTATCCATACGTTAAAGGAGAAACTAGTATTGAAAAAGATAAATATTATCTTGAAAATGGTATAATTTATTTAGCTATACAGAATGGTGGTGTGCTTGTATATGATTTGGCACAAGTTCCTTCGATAGCACAAAAAGTAGAATAATTATTAACATCAAATTATAACGATTATGGCAGACAAACAAGAAAGCGCATTGACGCAGCAAAGCGATTGCAAATGGGTACGTGCCCTAGATGCAAATGGTAACTCAATTCGTATCAGTAAAGAGGACTTAGCAGCAGTTGTGGGAG